TTTAGCGGAGTATTACTAACCAAGGAACGGGCAGAAAAAGCTGTAAAAGCAGAAAAGTCTAACTTACTACTAAAAGACCTTAGTTTACATAAAGATTCTTTGATCAAATACTACAAAGAAGATGCTAACTTACAAAGAAGTAGATTATCCTCTGAAAAGTTTAAAAGCAATATATACAATGTTGGGTACTTTTTACTAGGAGTGGTAATAACAGGATATGCATTTAAAATACAACAAGGGATAAATAAATGATATATATTATCATACTATCTTCTCTTTGTGTATATTATGCAGTTTTATCTAAGCAGTTAAATAAAAAAAGAAAAGAATTAGAACATAGTATAAAAGTATTGCAATTAGAACTGAGTAGCTCTAAAATAGACAATCAAAAGTATAGAAAAGAAATGTCAATTATAAAAAAAGAACTGCTTAATATAAAAAGAGATATTAAATAGGAGACCTTATGTCACATAAACTTGAAAAAGTATTAAATCTACTAGAAGAACTTTCAGATATTTATCCTAATTTAGAAAAAGTTATATTGAATGACACAGAAGATCCTGACTATCTTATTATAACTTCTACTGACTTTATAAACGAAATGGCTGACTCTTTTGGAATATCAGATGAATTTGCAGAAGCAGATATAGACGATATATATCAAGATATTCCTAAAAGTAAAAAGAAAAGAAAAATACAGTAAATGATATTATATAATAAACGATATAATAAAAATTGTAGTTTTTGTAAAGTAATTTTACTATTACCTGAAATAAAACATAGCAAACAAGTATATAATATATACGGAGACAGTATAAAGTCTAAGAAAGTATCATTTCCTACATACTTTTTATTGAACTCTAACAAAATATATATTAACATAGGTATTAGTGTTTTAGGATTTGGTATGCAAATCCAAGTACATGAATAGGAGTATTGATGAGTAGTTTAGTAAAATGGAACGATAGTATGATAAAAGATCTTCTTAAGATGTACGATAATTATACTTATAAAGAGATTTCTGAGTATATTAACTCTAAGTATAAAGTAAAAACCACTAACAACAGTGTTAGAAAAGCTTACGAAAGATATAAATATCCTGTTATGGAAAAAGTAAATAAATCAGATACACCTAATATTTTAATACTAGATATTGAAACTAGTCCAATTCTAGGGAATGTTTGGACTCTATGGAATAATAACTTAGGTCTTAATCAAATGGTAAAAGACTGGCATATTATGAGCTGGTCCGCCAAATGGTATAGAGAAGATAAAGTTATGTATGAGGACCAAAGGAACGCTAAAAATATAGAAGATGATAAAAAAATACTTAAGCCTCTTTGGAAACTGTTAGACAAAGCTGACATTGTAGTTACTCATAATGGAAAGGCCTTTGATATTAAAAAAATCAATGCTAGATTTATACTAAACGGAATGTCTCCTACTAGTAGTTTTCGTAACATAGATACTAATATACTAGCCAAAAGACACTTTGGCTTTACTTCGAACAAACTTGCTTATTTGACTGATAAGTTATGTAAAAAGTATAAAAAACTAAATCATGGAAAGTTTCCAGGACAAGAGCTTTGGACTCAATGCCAAAGAGGAAATAAAGAAGCTTGGGATGAAATGAAAATATATAATGAATATGATGTACTTTCACTAGAAGAGTTGTACGATATAATGTTACCTTGGGACGATTCTATTAATTTTACTATATATTTTGAAGATGATCGTTGTAGTTGTGGATCTACTAATATTAAGAAAGATGGAATATACTATACAAATGCTAGTAAATATCAAAAGTACAAGTGTGCAGATTGTGGCAAAGAGTATAGAGATAGGACTAATATTAAAGTAGAGAAAAGATTAAGAAATACCAATAGAAGAGGGTAGTATGTCAACTAGCTTCAAAGAATTGGTAAGTGAATTTCACAGTAATAGTGTATTCTTAGAAACTAAAACTATTGTAGTAGTTGGAGAAGTTGATGAGGATATGTTTCAAATGTTAGCTAAAAACCTCCATGCTTTGGATTCTAAGACTGGAGAAATTACTATAAAGCTAATGAGTGATGGAGGGAGTGTGAGCGTTGCCAGGGGTATTTTTGACTTAATTAGAGGTTGTAAAAATGTAGTAAGGATTATTTGTTATGGAGAAGTTTCTTCTTCTGCTACAATAATACTACAAGCTGCCGATAGAAGGATAATGACTCCTAATAGTAAAATAATGGTACATACTGGATTAGAGTATGTACCCCAAAGCCTACCTAGAAATGCAGATAGATCTATGGAAGAACATAGAAAAGATGAAAAGTGGATGGAAGATATTTATCTTCAAAAAATAAAGCAAAAAAAGCCCAGATTCACTAGAAAACAGTTAAAATTACTTTTAGAATACGACACTTATTTAAATGCAAAAGAAGCTTTAGAAATAGGACTTATTGATCATATAGGGGAAATACAATGAAATGTGTTATAACTGGAAAAGAAACTAAAACTTTAACTAAAAATGTACCTTTATCAAAAGAGGGTAGAGAGTTGGTTGAGGAATTAACAAATAAATATAATGAAGAACTTGAAAAAATGTTTATTAGAAATTTTCAAAACCAGTCTAAAGATAAATCGGATATTTTAGCAAAAGCTGTAGCGAGTAAAGTGGTTAAAAAAGTTACTAAAAATGAGTTATTACAGACAATAGCTGTTTACTCAGTAGATGAAGTATTTGAGCAATTTAAAGAAGAAGAAGAAAAAGAAGAAGATGATGAGTAAAATAGACTTAGGGTGGGGGGAGCCTTTTTGTGTAAGGGATGTTTTAAAAAAGCATTATAAAAAAAATTTTAAAATAAACATAGATAAACTATCTTACGCAGAAGATTACGGAAACCAAGATCTTATAGAATTAACTAGAGAGTTTTTAAAACAATCTACTGGTATTGATTATAAATACATAATCATAACTAACGGTACTACAAGTGCTATTAACATAGTTTTAAGAACTATGAAAAAAGCAGGAAAAGTAAATTGCTATACTAATGAATACTACTTTCCTTATTATCCAGATATAGTATATAAAAATGGATTGAATCAAGTAAAAAAACTAGAAAGTACTTGTAATTTGGTATTAAACAAACGTGAAAATTTAACACTATTAGACAGCCCTTCTAATCCGTTTGGAAAATTTAGCACCTATAATATAGATAATGTTATATGGGATAGTGTTTACCATAACGATGTTTATTTAAACGAACATGTTGTAGTACCAAATCATATAGTAAATTGTGGATCTTATAGTAAATTCTTAGGGCTAACCGGAGCCAGAATAGGATGGATAGCTACCAATGATAAAAACCAATATAATAAATATTGTTACGACAGTTTATATGAGAATTGTACAATTTCTAATATTAGTCAGTTATATTTATTGGATGTAATGAGTACCATTAGTTGGTATTATTTTTCAAAAGACTCTAAAGAGTTGATTAATAACAATAGGAATGAATTAAATAGAATTTCTTATTTATTCAACAATCAAGTTGTTCCTAAAAATGGTATGTTTTATTGTGTATGGGCAGATAAAAAATCATATAATATAGTCAATAAAGCTAATGTTAAGTTTATAAAAATAGACGAAGAAAACGACAAACACTTGATAAGGTTTAATTTAGCTCAAAAAAATGATTTGACTAAAAAAGCTGTTAACGCTATAATAAAAGTTGATGACTCTAACTAAAAAGGAGTGCTATGAATAAAATAGACGAATCTAAAGAGTTACAATCCCAAGCTGGGATGGCTGAAATAAGCTCTAGTGCCATATTTGAAGAACTAGAAAAAGAAATGCCAAAAGAAGAAGTTACCCAGGAACAAAAAAATAATAATCCATTTCAGTTTAAGTACGAAGTAATTTTAACAAAAGTACCTAAAAAGTTAAAATCTGTAGTAGGTCTTACTGAAGATAAAATAGGAAGAGTTATTGAGGTACTAGACGATAAGACTGTTTTAGTAGATTTTTGGGATACTAAGCCAGCTAAGGTACCTATAAAATCTAGGCTTTTGAAATTAAGCAGAACAAAAAAAGAACTAGAAAGAGATCTTGGAATCATAGCCGTAGAAGAAAAAACAACTCCATTAAAATTTGACCAGGGGAAGCCACGACTTGACTTGATTAGACCAGAGTTTACATTGGGTCTTGGAGAAGCTTTGGCATATGGAGCTACTAAGTACTCAGAAGAAATTGGAAAAATTCCTAATTACTTAAATGGAGATGGTTTAAATTACAGCAAAGTATTAGGATCTTTAGAAAGACACATTGCACATTGGAAAATGGGAATAGATATAGATGAAGAGAGTGGATTACATCACTTAAAACTAGCGGCAGCAAATATAATGTTTTTATTAACTTACGAAAGTTCAGATAAAGGAATAGACGATAGAGTTAAATTAAACAAGGATTAGTTAGTGAGAAAAAAAGAGCCTAAAAAAGGCTATAAAGACTCTGAACTTAATAAGCTTAAAAAAAGAATATATAAACTAGAAAAAGAAAATCATAGGTTAAAAAGTGACTTAAACGCTTATGAACAAGCTTTTAGAAAAACTAGCAGGTTCTTAAGAGATAGCTTAGATGAAATAAGTTTAGAAGAACTTATAGAAGCAGCAAAATCGGATAAAAGCTTGAAAGAAGTAAAAGAAATAGAAGAAGAAAAAGTAGAAGTTAGATGTCCGATTTGTTTTTCGGACACTAAAGTAATACCGATGAAAGACGACAAAGAGGTTGTAGTTTGTAACTCCTGTAGTTACAGAACCACAAGATCAAAATGACAAAAAAGAAAAAGTCTTATATTCCAGTGGCTAAGATAAAAAAACATCTTAGAAGACTTAGTTACCAAAGAAAAGAATATTCCCAAGCTAAGAATAGAGCTAAGGTGGATAAAGCCGTATTTAAATGTGAATCTTGTGGACAGTTAATGTATGATGGAAAGAGTCAAAAATCATTTGACAATCTAAAAGAAAAATACGATACTATTATATGGGAAGTACCTGAGTTAGACCATAACGTACCTGTTGTAGAGCCAAAAAGAGGGTTCGTAACTTGGGACGAGTATTTAGATAGATTATTTTGTGGACCAGATGATTTAACTGTAATGTGTAAATCTTGTCATAAAAAAGTATCCAAAGAAGAGATGAACGAAAGAAAGATAGAAGGGAGTTTAAAAAGAAAGTCCCAGGAGGAATAATATGCAATACCAAGATAAATGGACAAGGTTTCATAATAAGCCTACAAACGGAATAGACTATAGTTCTAATAATGGTTGGATATATTCAGCTTATGCAAAGCATTTAGTGCCGGATATGTTGGATAGGGATTTATTAAAAGAATGTTATGGTAGTTGTATAAAAAGTGCTAATCCAGTAATGATTGATAGAAGTCCAGGACAACTAACTCCTCCATTTAGTAAAGATGAAGTACTAGGATGTGTTTCTTTAGGTTTTTTAAAAAATAAAGAACTGGAAAAATCTAGTTATAATTTTTGTAATTTACCAACAGAATTTAATCGTAGGCTTACTTTTAGTAGCTTTATTAAAGCAGCTAAGATATTATTTAAAATAAGAAAAGAACACAGAAATTATATTTGGCAGAACAGACTAGCAGAAGCTTATTCGTTAGCTTTTAAACTACCTCCAGAAGATATATATTATGTAAAAAAAATGGAAAATAAAAACCCAGGAATAGCACTTACTGTTTTATTTTACGTAAACTCAATATTTACTATATTTGCAGGAGGGGAGTCGGCTAAAATGATGTTATGGTTGAAAGTAATGGATTTGGGTATTCAAAGTTCAATTTTAGGTAAGTTAGTAATGAAAAGGCACAAAAAGTGGATTAGAGAGTATTTTGGAAATGATCACATATTTACAAAGGTAATAGAATGAAAGACTTTATTATAGGCTTTTTATTAGGTGGTATTTTAGTTTCAAATTGGGGACTTATATTATTTAATTTAAATCAATTTTTATTTTGATTTACTTAACAACTTATTATACAATGTACAAAGGTATAACACAGGAGATTATATGAAATTATTTTTATGTTTAGGTTTAATGCTAGTTTCTACATTAGGCTTTTCAAAAAGTATTGTATTGACAGAAAAAAACAGCATTAGCTTTAACAATCAATTTACTGGCGGATTTGTTGCACAAAAACAATTAGAAGCATCTTCTAAGTGTTACGCTAGTGAGGGGAGTGATATTTACGTAGTTTTATATACTCCAGGTGGATCAGTGTCAGCAGGTCAATTATTCTTTGACACACTAAACGCATTACCTTGTAACTTTCATACAATTACTATTTTTGCAGCCTCTATGGGCTATCAGACGGTTCAGAATCTAGGTAAAAGATACATACTGCCTTCTGGTATCTTAATGAGCCACAGAGCCAGTATTAGAGGTCTGAGTGGTGAAATTGGAGGAGAGTTAAATCAATTATTAAAACTTTTACAAGATAATATAAGAGAATTAAATACTATTGCCTCTGATAGAATTGGAATTTCTTTAGAAAAATATGAAAGTTTAATTGCAGACGAATTATGGTTAACTGGTTCTCAGGCTGTTAAGGATAATCATGCAGATGAAATAGTATCGGTAAGATGTGATAAAAACTTCTCAGGTTCTTATATTCAAAAATTTAGATCATTTTTTGGAATATTAGATGTAGAGTTTGCTAAATGTCCATTAATTACTAGCCCTCTATCGGTTAGATCAGCTAACTCGCAAGAAGTAGATTATGTATTAGAATATTATAATAATATCTCTAACCATATTAAAATGGAGATGTAGTTGTCAGATTTAAGTTTAGAAGATCTATTATCAATTGTTAATGAAGCTGAGTTAAAAAAAAGCAGAGAAGTTAAAAATAAAGATTTAAACAGTGTTGATAGGTTTGTAAACGATTTAGACATAAAAACAGGGTTGGACAAAGTTCCGACCCATGTTATTTATTACCATTACAGAAGAAAGTGGGTAGATAAAAACAAAGATAGAAAGTGCAATAAAATAGTATTTTTTAGATCATTTAATAAAAAATTTACTCAACATAGAAACAATAAACAAAGGTATTATTTATTAAATAAAGATAGTTTTGATTTATCTAGAGAAGTGTTAATAGAAGCTGAAAATTTTGATAGGAAACAAGCAAGTGGTAAAAAGTAGAAAAAGAGGTAGATGGGATAATCTTAACAAAAGAAAAAATCTCAAGCTTAGGCAAGATTATATGGATACTTTTTTTATAAACGGTGTTACTTCAGTTACTGGAGAGGGTAAAGGAATAAGAGCTTTAACGGAAGAAGAAAAAGACTGGTTAAATAACTTTTACGGAGAATACTATAATGCTTCTGTAAATCACAGATCCTACGAAGAACAACTACATGACAATGAAGAGCTTGTAAAAGATTGTTATGATAGAAATAATTCTAGAAATAGATGCTTACTTAACAAAGGAAAGGCTATAAATAAAGTTGAGTTCAGGTCTTGGAAGGATTTTGATCAAGATACTATACATGATGATTTTATATACGAAAATGAACAAAGTATCAGATTAGATGACTACGATCACAAAAAGAAAATGTACAATAGAATAAATAAAATATATCCAGACCTTTTTGAGTTCAATGAATTTATGAGCTACGATATAGAACTTATATTTGAAAAAATAAAATCTATAGAGTAAGAATACCTAGTTTATCTAATCCAGCTAAAATACCTACAATCATTCCCACAAAGCCAAGTAATTTTACAGTCCTGTCTTTTATCTTTTTACTAACACGATACTCTTCAGCCATTTCAACAATTTGAGGAAGTCTTGCTAATAAAGGTTGAATTTCATTAATTAGCTTTTTATCGCCAGCTACATGTTCTTCCACTTTTTCCATATGATGCTTTATATCAAGTTTCATTTCTTGAACTTCTGCTTTAACTTCCGTAACATCTTGTTTTACGCTGTCAATTTTATCTTCCATTCTTTGGAATCTAGTTTCTTGGGTGCTCATTTTTTATTCCTTGTTTATACATCCAGTTTACCTATATCTGATTTTTCATGCTTTGGTCTTTTGTATTTAAAAACCTCACTACCATCTTCTCCATAATAAACTAACTCTCCGTTTTCTTTTTGTTCTACTGAAGATATATTAGGTAGCCCGACAGAGGTAGCAAATTTATTATACATTTCGGCTCGTCTTTTGGCTAATCCCCTAAGAGTCTTTCCTTCAGAATTAGCTGTGTCAAATAATCCTTTTTGCAATGCTTCTGCTAATTTAATATTCTTTTCACTACCTTCTAACTTATTAGCTTCTTTTACTAATTCATTAAGTTTTTTATAATTAAAAACTCCTGTACCAAGGTTAAAAGCAGCGTCTATTATATTTTCTTTAAATTCATTAGAGGTATCTTTCATGGAGTCTGGTATCTTTTTATTTATATAATCTAAATACAAACTAGCTAATTTTTCATACTGATCGCTTCTTTCTTTTTTAGGAAGATTATTTATTTCTTCTAACGTATCCATCTCTTCTGGTATTGATACTCCTTGTTTTTTTAGTTGATCAATAGCAGGCTGTGTTATGCCATATTTTCCAGTTTTTGCAGCACCAGTAGCATCTCCGTCTCCTTCTCTTTCTAATATTTCAGAGGATTTTACGATATTTTGAGGCTCTCTACTATTCTCTACTTTTTTTTTAGAGTCAACTTCTGAAACATTATCAGACATAGTAACATCATTGTTATCTTCATTTTGCTCTCCTTGCATTGGTAATTCTGCAGCTTGTAATTCCCCACCTACAATTTCTTGTCCAACATTTCTTAGCATTTTTCTAAAAGCAGGTTGTTGGTATATTCCATATAATACTGCAGTTCTTCTAGTTTCTGGTAAAGACATGACTTTCTGTAATTGGTTTACAAAAGGTGCTGCAGATTGTTGATAATTATTATATAATCTTACTCCTAATGCTTCAAGACTTTCTGGAGTAGCTTCTTTTAAAACACTTATTAATGCTTTTTTAGCTGTAGAAGCTTCATCAGATATACCTTTAGATGCAAATCCAGCTATATTACCTGCTTTTGCTGCCCCTTTTTGAGCAGCTCCAAATAATGCAGTAATTTTACTAGTACTTCCTTCTGCATCTGATTGTCTAGATAATTGAGAAAGTCTATTTAAAAAATCTGATTTATTTCTAATTTGTTGGGATATATCTCCATCTACAATATTAAGAAATTCTGCAGCTCTTGTAAAAGCTCTACCTTTAGGAGAGCTTATATCTGCAGTAGCAGCTTGTATTAATTTTTCAGTAACTTCATTTTGGTCTACTGGATTTCTAGACATAAATTTTTCTTTTTTAATACCTAAAGAATCTAGAGCGTTAAAAATATTACTCATATTAGCTCTTTTTTCAGAAAATTCACTAGAATTAACAGCTTCATCAATAGCTTTTGATATTTTAGATCTCATACCTTTTGCTATATCTCCTACTGGCTTTTCATAATTAGAAGGATCTGTAAATTTATATACCCCTCTTCTTAAGTCTTCTGCTTCGGATATTTTTAAATTACTATAGTCTAGTTTTCTAAGAGGTACTTGTCCTTCTTGAGAAGAAACTTGCGATATTATTTCTTTTTCCTTACCACTAGGAAGTTTTACTCTATCTTCTACTCCTATTACTCTACCTTTTGTATCTGGAAGTGGTGATAATTCTTCATAAGGAGTATCAAATTCTGTCCTAGTTTTTACTTCTGTGCCCTGTCTAGATAATTTGTTTATTTTAGCAGCTTGTTGTTTTTCTACTTTTCTAAAAGCATCGTATTTTATTTTATCAAATTGACTATCTACAGCTAATAAGTCATCTAAAAATTCTTGCCTTTGTGAAACTTCTGATTTACTTAATCCACCTTTTTCTAATTGAGCTTTTGTATCATCTACTATATTTTTTATAGAAACTCTTAATCCTTGGTCATCTAGTTTTTTAGCTAACTCAGAAGCTTTTTCTTCTCCAAATAAAGTAGATATTTTAGATTTAATATCTTTTGTAGAAGTATCTATAAATTTTGCTATTTGAGCTTCGTCAGTTATATTTATTCCTTTTTCACCAGCTTGAAAACCTGTTGTAATAGCTTTTGCTCCTGGTAAAGATTTAATACCAGCTTTAGTTAATCCTGCAGTACCTGAAATAGCCTTACCTGCTACTGGAAATAATGATCCTAATAATCCTCCTCCTATACCAGATTCAAAGGTTTCTTCTGCTGTTCCTAAAACATCTCCTTCTAGTATCTTAGATTCTCCGCTTCCAAATCCAGTTAGTGCTCCTGCTTTAAGTCCTTCTTTAGCCATTTTTCCAGCTTTTGCTGCAGTACTTAAACCAGTTAAACTTTCAGCTTTTGGTAGTACTTTACTAGCTAATTGAGCAGCTCTTCCTCCACCAGCTAATCCACCAGTAGATATTGTAGTAGGTATTGACCCTGCTATTAAAGCTCCAGTACCTAATACTGGATAGTCTTCTATTGCTTCTTTTTCTTTTTCTATTGTTTCATCTCTTCCTTTATAATAAGCTTCTTTTAGTTGAGACAAAAGATCAGAATAATCTTTAAATTTTCTTATTTCTTCTTTAGATTTAGGTTTACCCATAGGCATACCTTTATAAGTAGCTGGTTCACCAGAGGGACTTGCAAAATCTTCTAATACTTTTCCAGCTTCTCCTGCTCCTCCAACAAAGGGAGCAAGACCAAGAGCAGCTCCACTAACTCCCGCTCTAGACAATGCTTCTACTATGTTCATTTTATCTTTATCTATTACATCTTGTGAAAAACTTTCAACACCTTCATCTAAAAAAGTTAAAGTATCTTCTTCTAAAGGCTCTCTTTTTGTTTCATTTAATATATCTTCATCTAAGAATGTTAACTTTTCTTGATCATTTTTCATTTACATTTCCTTTATTTATCAGAATATATTAAAGAGTTGGCATAATTATCAATAGTCATAAAGCCATTTTTTTGAGCTAAGTCTAATTGTTTAGTTGGTATTAACTTAAAATTACCGGTTTTATCTACAACTACTGAAGTAGGAGTGTCCATCATAGGACTTGTATATTCTTTTAAGTCTCCGTGCTCTTTTAAATATTTTTGTTGAGCTTTAGCTTCTACTTTATTTCTAAAGTTAATAGCTTTAGCTCCTAAAATAATTTGAGTATTTGTAGCATCATCATTTTTTATACTAGGTGTGGTTTTTTCAAAAGCTAATCTTTCTGCATCAGAATCTACTGCTTTTGACATACCGCTAAACATTTTTACCATTTTATCTAGGCCTAATTGTTTGTATTTTGCATCTAATTGTTCTGCTTCTCTGTTTAATCCCCTAAAAGGGCTTTTATCAGTAAAAGGAAGATCCGAGTACAATAAACCTGTACCAAAAACAGTGTCTTTTGAAAATTTTAATTGAGACTGTAAAGCATCTTCTAATTGTGCATTTTGTTTTACAGAATCTTCTGCTACTTGTTGAACTTTTATATAATCTTCTGCTGCTTTTTCTTCTAATTTTTTTTCAAAAATGGTAGGCTTTTTGTCTTCTTTTTCTTCTTTCTTAGCATATATTCCTTCGCCTCTTATTTTACTTATTTGTTCTTTTTTATAATCTCTATCAGCTTCCATTTTTTCTCTTTTAAGTTTTTCTGCAGCACTTTCGGTTTCAGGTCCCATAGTTTTTTGTAGCTTATACTCAGTTAACAACTCTCCTAATTTCCCTTGCTGTGCAGCTCTTACTTTAGCTTCTGCATCTGCTGGACCTAGATCTATAGGATCTACTTTAATATTAGCATATCCTGATGCTAATCCTGTATTTAGTTGAGCCATTGCTTTACTTAGATTGTTTAGTAACCTTGTCTTTCTATCTTGTTCTGCAGCAGCTTCTATTTTTTTTGCTCTACCTTCTCTATTAGCTCTGTACTCTTCTATTAAGTTTTTATATTTTTGCATATCACTAGTAGGCTCGTCACTTTCTACATCTTCATCTGTTTTAGACAAGTCTAGACTTGCTGCAGCATCTTCTATTGTTTTAGCTGCGTCATTAGAAGCTAATAAACCTTTTTGCTCACTTAATTTTGGAACAGAACTTGCTACAGCTTCTTTTCTAATCTCTTCTATGGGATCTTTAGATCCTATATCTGGTAAATTATCTAAAGTTGGATACTCTTCTTGTAAAATACCATCTTCTACTTCTGGAATAGCAGTTATGTATTCATCTCTTTCTTTGTTTATTAGATCTAAAAATGGATTTTTCATGTATCTCCTTTTTATGGTTTCTTGTAATCTGCGTAAGCTAATCCTGATGTCATAGCTGCATTTCCTAATCCAGAATACACTCCAGCTTGTGCAGAACCTTGTTGTAGTTTATAATTAGCTTGTTGTGTAGCACCTTGAGATTCTACTCCAGCTAAAGTTCTAGCTTTATCCATTTCATTTTGATAACGCTGTTGTAGTAGTTGTTTATTATATATTTGTTGTTGATTAGCTAAATCTGCTTTTTGGTTAGCAATATTTTGTTTTGCTGCTAAATTTTGTTGAGCTGTTCCAGCTCTTTGCATTGCATTAAACCTCGCTATTTGATCTTGTGCAGATGCTGTAGTAGCTCCTCTTCTAAAATCTTCCGCACTCATTGTACTAGCCATAGATCCAGCTTGTGCTAAAGCTTGTCGTCTTCTAGCTGCTATATCTGCTGCCATTTGTTCAGATTGTCTTCTCGTATCAGCTCCTGCTGCAGAACTTGATTGTAGTTGAGCTAGTAATGATGCTCCAGAATCTAAAGTACCTCTTTGAGCCATTCCTTGTAGTATTTGTTTTTGTCTAGCCTGTTCTTGAGCAGCACCCTGTCTTAACATTTCAGATCTTTGTGCTCTTTCTTCTGGAGATAGTCCAACTTCTCCAAGAGTTTGGAGATTACGTAAAGCATCCATTTGAGCTTCTCTAAGCCTTGTATCTTCTTGTATTTGTTTAAGTTCTGTATCTTCTAGTTGTTCTGCATTTAGCAATCCTACTAATTCTGGAGCTTCTAAAGATATTTGTTGAGCTTCTACAGAAGGTATTCCGATGTCTTCTAGCATTTTTTGGATTTTTGCCTGTGCTCTAGCCTGGGTGGCTGCTGCTGCTTTAGCGCCCCTTTCTTGGGCTTTTCCTCCAAGGTAATTTCCTAAAGCACTTGCTCCTGCTGATAGTGCTAACGCTGTTCCTACTGCTATAGGCATTTTATATTCTCCTGTTTAATTTTTATAACATAATTACTTAATGATTACGGATAAAATTTTATTTATTTTATATTATATTTTATAAGTAGCAAATATATATTCATTATATTTACATTCTATATTTTCTCTTTCTTTTAAGTAATCTGCATATAATTTCATATTAACTTCTTGGTCTATCTGGATTAAGGTATGGATAAAGTATATCATCGTATAAATTTTCTAATTCATACCCACCTTTGTTTCCTAATAAATTTTGTAAATCTTCTAATCTAAAATAATTTTCACTTGGTAATACTTCTGCTTCTCCTCTTAATCTCTTAAGAGCATTTATTCTAGCTGCATTTTCTGCAGAGAATCCGTAAAATTTTTCTGGATCTATATCAGACCCTGCTAATAGATCAGATAAAGAAGCTTGTCCTTGTCCTGTTAGGTAGCTATTAATAGCTGATAAAGCATATGGATTTATTTCTAGTCCGTCTACTTTTTGCATTTCAGGAGACATTCCTTCGTTTAAATAATTTTCTATTTGGGCTTTAAAAGTATCTACAGCTTTATTTTGTTCTCTTCTTTCTTTGCCACTAACCCATATATCATTATTATGTCCAGGATCATCATTATACAAATCTTCACCTTTTGTAGATTTATATTTATATAAGCTTCTTGGCATATAGTCTTTTATTATTTTATCAAACTTTGCTCTATCGTATCCCAATTTATCTAAGTTATATTGATCATATAAATTTTCATTAAAATTATAACTTATGGTATCTGGATTTTCCGACTTTTGTGTTAAGTACCTGTCATTATCTATATAATTATATTGTAAATTTTTATATATATCTTGAAATTGTTTATTAGCACCTGCTATAATATCTCCTAATATACCACTTCTTTGCTGTAAATACCCACCTTGAGAGTCTGATGCATCTTCGAACTGTTGTTGCAAGGCTTGTTCAGATTGCTTTTCTAATATATCACCAACTCCACCAGCTCTTTGTTTCAGTGCTTGAAAAGATTCAGCAGCAGCTTGTTGCCTTCTAGAAACGTCTTCTAAACCTCTAGCTGAAGTTTGTATAGTCTCTTCTAGTCTTTGTCCAGCTCTTGGATCTGCAGCAAGTAATAAATTATCTAATGCTTGCGATCCACTAGTATATTGTCTAGTTCCTCTACCAAACACATCTTTAAGTAAATCTCTTCTTCCAGCGTCTGTTAAAATACCTTGTGATTGTTTTTGTAGTTGTTCTGCTTTTTTTATTTGATCTTGTAAATTTAAAGAGGATGTACTTGCAGCTAATTCTTCAGCTTGTTTTGCATAATCAGACAAAGTTCTTTGTTCTGGTTGTTCTGTAGGAGTTGTAATATCTTCTGCAGGTGTTGTAGACTGGCCTGGTGCAGCTTGTAAAGCAGTTTCTATAGCTTGTTGTCCACCAGTTAATTGAGATCCAATGGCTTCTTGTGATTCTTGTAATCTTCTTTGGTACCCTATGTCTGCTGTTTTAGCTTGTTCTTTTACTTTTTCAGCAGTAGTAGCAAATTGTCTACCAGCTTGTTCTCCCATTTGTTGAACAGCAGGTTTATTTTTTTCTAAGAATTGTTTTATGTTTGTGAACATTCCAGATCTAGCTGGTTGTTTAGGGGTTTTTGTAGCAATATTAGGTTTTTGTTGATTCTGTTGTCCAGCTTGTTGCTGTCCAGCTTGAGTACTTGTAGTAGTTTTTACTGAAGTACCAGTACCATCTTCTGGAGTCCCAGTAATTCCAGGCTGAGTTGGATCTTCAGACACAGCTCCACCTTGTCCAGCTAGTACGTTGGTTAGGCTATTTTCTCCAGTTAATCTGCGGTCTCTAATTGTTTTTTTAGACACTCTTCCACCCTATTTCATTGATATTATATACCTATAGTTGTTAAAAATCAAATAATTAATATACTACTATTGTTAATATAAATTTGTTGTTAGCTGGTAAACCACTGATATTATTTAAAGTAACTACATTTGACGTAGTTGTTGGAGAAAATGATATAAATGGTTTAGCTGTAGGATAAGTACTTGAATTTGTAAGATTTCTAGCATTTATGACATCTAGTCCTTTTACAGAAGATCTCCCTACATTTAGTTTATTTACATTAGGTACTCCATTAGAATTTACAGTAACTTGTAACTCTACTATATTTTGTTGTAAGTTCTCAAAATCTAGATTACCGTTTATTACATCGGTCACTTCCCTCATAAAAGGATTTAGAATATCAGCAAGGTCTTCCATTATTTCAGCAGCTTCTTCTGAATAGTCTTCGTAAGATATAGCTTTATAGTTATTTATTTTTGCCATTATCTATATCCCCTATCTGATACAGCTCTTACTACTGTGGTTACTCCCAATACTCTAAATCCTTCTCTAGCTACTGCATGTTGGAATTTTACGTTAAGGTATCTTCCTCTTTGTTTTTCTCTAGGAATGATATTCAACAATGGAACATCATTTCCATCTCCTCCCCAATACAAATTAGAATCTCCGTAATTTCCAGAAGAAAAATATCCGACTCCCTTACCTTGTTTTTCTATGTCCACAAATCCTTGCGAGACATCTGAAGAATAAGAAACAGTTGCTTTTGTAAAATTATTTTGATCTACTATTACCGTACCTTTACTAAATTGCTTTTGGGCTGATGGATCTCCAAAATGTAATGGATTCCATTGTATTTCTGCTTTTATAGCTTTATATATTTCTATATCTCCTTCAAAAAATCTATGAGGCATTAAAACAGATATTCGATTTAAGTCAGGTCTTTTTGTATTTTTGCTATCTACTATAGATTCATATTGAATTAACTGATTAGCTTTTGAATAAGTTTTATACTGTGTTCCACTATTTTCGTTATTCAACTCATCTATAAATGCATTAAATTCATCCCTAATATATTCTGCAAATGTACTAGTTTCAAGATCTTGAGCAGATGGTATCCATGTTCTATCGGATATATTTATCCCATCTGATATTAGTTTTTGTTCAAGTTGATCTAATTTTGTAGATATGTTATCTCCTGGAGCAGCTTTTATTGCTTCGTATTTTTCATTTTCATCTGGAATTACTAAGGGATCTAAATCTAGTTTTAGTAATAAATTATTATATACGTCAATTGTAACGTATTGTTCTTGTACTAAAACATCCCCTACTTCAACCTTAGAAAAATTAGACAACCTTATAGTAGTTTCTCCAATTACAGAATCAGGAGGTATTTGTAAAGTAAAGTTTATGTCAGAAAAATCTAATCTAGATCTTGATTTTCTTTCTTTTAGTGTATATGGTCGTTCTCCGTCACCTAAATATAAGATACTATCATTTGATACTACTCCAGAAGTAGCTGATACTGTCCATCTTGTCCAAGTTCTTTCATAGTAGTTGTATCTATAGGCTTGTTTAGAAACTGTGTCTTCAGAAGATACTGGAAGCCACAGTATATATGCTTTATCGTTATCGTAAGGTACTGCAAAAGTACTAAGTCTAAAATCAAAGTCTTGCCCAGTAACTTCTAGTAATCTATCTTCTATCGGTCTTGATATAATAGATATTCCGCTTTCCGTAATAGAAGCCACTCCGTCATCAGTTAAGCAGTATATTTGATTATTTAACACTACTGCAGAATCTGGAGCGATTATTTTACTAGTATTATCTAATATCCTTACTGCAAATGGAGCACCAAATCCTGTTAACATATATATACCGTCTGTTTTTAAAACAAACAAAGTATCTCTTAATGCAATTATTCTTTCTATAGGAAAATCTCTACTACCTACATCCAAAAAGTTACCAATAGGAACTGCTTCTGGTTGTAGTAACTTAGAGTAATATAACCTATTTGGTTTTACTTCGTTTTCAGAAGCTTGATCTGTTTTGTAAAAGTAAAAGCTAGGGCTGTTAGTGGTGTCTATTATTTGTGAAAACTCCAAATAAAAATTATTATTAGGATCTATCCCTTCCTCTATTTTTTCTATAACAGTAAAAGTTTGTTTTATTTGATCTACATTGGACTGTTCGTCTATTGGTCCTAAATAAAAATATATTTCATCTCCTACATTTAATCCATGTTTTTCAAAACTTACCCTTATTATATCTTCTCCTAATAGTTTAACAATATCACCTACAGTAATTTCAGTTCCAAGTTTTCCTTCTGCAAATGGCAGGGCTGGATCAAACTCTGTAGATATGTCTTTGCCTATATTTCCAGTATTTCTAACTCCTACATAAAATGGTTTATCTTCTACATTTCTATTTTCTAATAATATTAATCCTGGTATGTCTTCTTCTCCAGATAAATAAAATGCATTTACTGGACTATCTACATCCCTATTAACAACTCTTACAAAAGACCTAGCTGTTTCTTCTATGCTTATAGCTATTGATGGGTTTATAGACCACTTACACGATTGAGTACTAGTATCTTCTCCTATGCCTTCAATATCCGTAGTAATAGCCCATCCATTACCTATGTCAGTTTCAATATTTTCAAATGTACTGGAATTTGTAGACTCTCCGTTTTCAGAATTAGTTACAATTACTCCACCAGAAGGATTTGTAAGTGTTACAAAAAAATCTAAATTATCTAATAAAGCTTGTCTTAAATATACAGATACGTTTTCGCTATCTGCTATTAATTCACTAGAAATATCAACTTCTATGCCTATAGCTTGATTTACTAAAGGATCAATAGAATTTCCTTTATTGAACCAAATATAATAATGTATTGTGTCTTCTGCAGAATATAAATTAATATATGATGATAATCCTTGAGAAACATTTACAACTTCTACCTCGGTTTGATCTACATTTTCAATACCAGTCGATTGTCCTGCATTTGAGTTTTTTACATTAAGTCTAAATGGAGTAGTAATTTCAATTGTACTTGAATTATCGTTTACTTGTATATCTATTTCTTCCAAAGAATATAAAGTTAAATTAGACGTATCAGTAAATGTTTCTGCAGGTCCTCCTTCTGTAATAGATAGTTGGAAAGTGTCTGTCATAGTATTTATAACAAAGTATTCTCCGTCTTTACTTGGATCATCTACTGTGCCTATTAGTCTTACAAAATCATTATTTAATAATCCATGACCATTACTTGCAAACTCATTACTAGTAACTGTAACATTTTCTAAAACAATTCCTGGTATTTCCACTTCTTGGCCATCATCTTCTAATAACTTAAAGTGATTTTCAGTAGCTTTAGTTACTATGTAATCTATATTATTATAAGTTACACTGTTTCCATTTTGTAATCCATGATTATCTTTTTCTAGGCGGTGATCTAAAGGGTTTTGTAATACTTCTGTTAGTATAGATCCAACTTTAATTTCAGAGCTTGAATCTATATCATATAACTTAAAGTTGTTATTATCTATCGGAATTGCATTACAATTTTTATCTTTATAGATAACTTTAGTATTAGTAACAAGTCCGTGATTTTCTTTATTAAATATGTTAGTTGATTGTTTTGCTAAAAAACTTTCCAATAAATTTACAGTGTTTATTTGAAAATCCGAAAATACTTCAAGACTTTCTTTTGTTGACTCTAGTATTTCAGTAAAATTGTCATTTTCTGTTATATTTACCTCTATCCCAGTAAAATCTTCTAAAGTATTATCTAATGTTGATGGATCTACCCCCTGTCCTAGATTATACCATAAATAATATTTGTTTTCGTCTTCTCTTGAGTATATTTTTAAATATGCTGGATTTTGTTGAGTAGATTCTATTGGAAGATATTCGCTGTTTTTTATTTGAAATAAATGAGTGCCTGGTGCTCCAACAGGTCCCGTAGTTCCTACAGCTATTTTATCATCATACAATCTTACCATTTCTCCAAAAGAAGTTGTTTGCGTTTCATCACTAGAGCTTTGTACATCAATTAATTCTATAGAATCGTCATTATTTATTCTAAATAAAAATGAATTTCCTTCTCCTGAAGGTAAGGTTCTTTTTCTTTGTCCTATTATTATATAATTGTTATAAACGTCTACAGATCTTCCAAAAGAGCCACTATCTATTTCAATAGGAGAGTACAAAGTGGTTAACAAATTTAGTTGATTATTTGTATTAATTTTATATACTTTAACCTCTCCAGCATTAGTAAAAGAATCGTTACTTCCAGAAGATAAAACATTAGATACTAAAGCATATGATCCTTGTATTGATACAAAAGATTCTTGCATTTCAGTGTTAATTTCATTTTTTATAACTATATTCTGCAAATCAGATATATCAATTAATAAAGTTTTTTCTCCTCCTACTAATAATAAATCTTGATAAAGACTCAAACTAGATATTTTTAAATCAGTAATTGTTTGATTATCTATTATAAGGTCTGGAGTAGGGTTTATAGTGTTGTTTTGTATTTTATGTATAAATATATTATCACCATCTTCATTTGTATGAACCACAGTATCGTTAAAAATAGACAACACACTATTATTAGATAAAACATTAGAATCAAAAGTAGAAAATCCGGCTCCATTAAGAATTATGTCCTCAGTAACAGGATCTTTTATGATCTCATATAAACGTAAAACTCCATCAGTATTGGGAGGATCTCCTCTTAGGCTTAAAGTTGCTAAATAGTTTTGATATATGCTTATAGATTTTATTTCTTCATTAAAAATTTCTATATTATTGTTTTTTAATATTAACTGGTTATTAACTATTTCATAAAAATTTAAAGTATTTAAAGATGGTGCATCTGCCAAGTAATTTTCAAAAATTGCTAAAGAAGCACTGGACGATGACACTATCCCATTATCTACCGCAACTTGAAACTCTGCAGTATCTTTTAAATAATTTAAATTAGGGTTTTTAAAAACTAATTGATTTTCTTCAATAACAGACTCTGCTGTATTAGCTTTTGTTCCACAAGTAATTGTAGTTTGTTCCTGTACTCCTCTAAAAACATATTGATTAAGTATATCTTCATTTCCTATAAATATAGCTGTTTCTTCGTTTTTAAAATCGTCTACTGAAATAAATCTAAATTGAGATCTGTGGAATGTTTTTGTGTTGGAATAAAAGGTATAGTTATTAAAGTTTTCTATATCCTTTGCAATAGGTGGGATTTCATTGGTTTGTAGTAGACCTTCTCCTGAAAATGGATTATTGTATAAAGGAGTTCCTCTATCTCTAAAGTCTTCTGTTACGTCATCTATATGGGTATATATTTGCCCAGGCTCTAGTGTTATAGCTTCTTCATGGACCAAGTTACATTCTTCTCCTGGAAGTATATCAGAAAGTTCTTGATCTTCAGTAGCTGTTATAAATCTAGTTCTATATATTTGAATAAAAAACGGTAATCTGTCTTTATCTATTGTATTTGGTATTACCGTTTCTATTTCGCAATTTACGTTTTTACCTTCTATTAAATTACCTTCTAGAATGATCTCTAGTAAGATTTCATTAGCTGTTAAATTTCCATTAGTTGCGTTTTTTATATTACCATCTTCTTTACTCTTTAGTGTAATCTTATTTCCTAAAAATATTACTTCAAATTGAGAAGATAATTCATTGTTTAGTACGTTTGCTGTTTTTGCAGCTATTTTTTCATTAGTGTCAGTTTTATTAACATTAACTTGAATTGGTATTTTCCCAAAAGTATCTTCGTCTTCTGGTCTTTCAGTAGCCGTTTCTGAGTCTCCAATATCTGCTATATTATACCAAACATAGTAGTCTATATCTAATGTAGATATTGTAAAGTATTTTCCAATTCCTTCAGTACTTATAAAATCTTGCTCAGCACTAGTACCTTCTTGAAAAGTAATACTAAACTGTTCTGGAGTAGGAATATCTCTTTCAGCATTTGTAACAACGGTTATTGAAGTAGGTGCTCCTAATATAAGTACATTATTTAAATCTCTATATCCATAGAGAATTTTATAACCTACTTTAGATCTAGGGGGTAAAAAACCTAGTGCTGTAGAAGCTGGAGATACTTTAGCAGTTAGGTCTACTGCTTTTGGGACTCCTGCATTATCAATGTTAATATTACTTAAATCTGCTGATGTTTTTGCAGAAAGTTTTTTTATACCTTCGCTACTAGTAAAATATAAATTACTGTTTACTTGTTTTGATTTTATTCTAAGACCTGGCTCTACTTCTTCAATAGTTTCTAAGAATGGAGTGAATACTCCGTTACCATCGTCAAATTCTAACTTACCGTTATAATGTCTTAGTATTCTGTTTTTATATTCTAATAATTGTTTAACTGTTTGACTAGTATTAGGAAGTTCTTCTCCATAATCACCAAAGCCTCTTCTAGGAGTGATAACTCCCATTTCATCTATATTTATATTATCAGCTTTTACTAAACTCCCTTCTGGAGCTTGTAGCTCTGATAAAAATGTATATAATCCTGCAGCTTTAATGGTATTGGATCTTTGAGACATTATCCTCTCCCTTTATTTCTACCTCTTGTCCCAACCCAAGATGTCTGAGAAAGAGGTGAGTGTCTTGGGTTAATTTTTTGTGGAGCACCTTCTACTCTATCTTCTAAAACAGTTTGAATAGATACATTCATTCCCTGTAATCTAGCAGCAGCGTTTCTTAAGCCTTCTGTATCTCCAAGTGCTTCAAGGATATATATAGCAGCTCTTTGTGCTAATAATGAGTGCATTTCTGTAGGCATGTTTAGATAAGGAGTGGTAAATTGCTTACATAAATAATCATTTTTTTCTAAGTTAGATGGAAGATCTTCTGTTTTAAAAAGTATAGTTTTATCGTTTTGGTTTATAGGACTTTCAGTTTCTAATAGTTTTACATCAAATCCTGTAATTTTATTAGGAACTTTTGGACTAACAAAGTCATATAAAGGATAATCTCCATTTACAGCTAATAAACTTTCTGGAAAAGTAGATAAAGTTAACTTTGTAGTTCCATCTCCGTTATCAAGTATATTTATTATTTGAGCACATTCTGTTTCAAGTACTATATCATTAGGCATCATGTAAAAATATACTCTTACAAAATCAGCACTAACTCTATTAGATACAAATTTAATCCTATCTCCTTCTATATAAAAAAGGTCTAGGTTATAGTTATATCTATCAAAGTCATTTCTGTAGTCAGAAAGTTCTTCTAAAGAGATTCTAGATAATTCGTATATATTTCCTTCTCTAATATAGGAAACTTCTCTTAATTTATTACCTACTGCTCTTTCTGGTATTTTTATACCGTTTGATAAGTCTTGAGTTGAGTTTATTGGAATGTCGATATGGTCTACTAAATGTTCTTCATTTAGAGACATAATTGTGGATAAAAGACCTTGTGTAACTTCCTCGTTTAGAATATCGAGAATATCTTGGTCTTGGTATGTAGAAGTATCTGTTGGGATTAAAGCCCTATTTCTAACTGATCTGATCAGCTTAGAGGCAATTATTGGTCTTGCCATCTATTACTCCATTTCAGCTAATTTTGCCTGAAGTTCCTTGATTTGTTTTTTAATTACTTCTGGAGACATTTCTTCTTGTTCTTCACAAGCTTCGCAACCTTCTCCTTCGCAAGCTTCGCACATTTCATCTTCTTCTTTTTCTTCAGCCTTATCTTCTTTTTCTTCTTTCATAAGACCTTTTTTTTCCATGATTTCTTGTGCTTTTGATAGTCCTTTTTTAAGACCTTCTGGAGAGTCAGATGCTACTGTAACTTTTTGAAGTCCCTTAGCATAGTCATCGCCCATCATTTTTTTCATTTCTTTACTAAGCTCACTTAACTGACTTAACTTAGCCATTCCTTTCATTCTTTTATCTTTTTTCATGTGTACACTCCTATTTGTACTATAGTTGTTAAAAAATCAACATTATATGAATATAATATTCTATAAATCCTTGTAATTACATTATTAAAATAAAAATCCAGGACGATACTAAGTTAGTATTTTTTATATACTAAAAAGAAGATACTATTTTAATATACAACTTACTTTGATAGCTAATTGAAGCCATGTAAGAGCTTTTATATTGTATCTGACCTGAGCTTGTGATATTAAAATCTACTCCAGCAAAATCACCACTAAAACTATCGTTTATAAAAAAACTAGTTCCATCGGTAACAACTTTTAGTTCTCCAATTTGTAAAAAACTATCCACACTATTAGATCTTTCTACGCTATAGTGTAATATAGCAGTTTTAGTTCCTTCTGGTAATACTGCATCAGCTATGTTAACAAAAACACTTTGGTTATTTGTTATTTCAGCAGCGTCTACTAAATTACCAGGAGCTGTAGGACTTTGTTTAAGTGTATTTACTTCATTTTGAAGGGTTACAATATCACTTTGAATAGTATCTATTAAGTTTATTTCAACATCATTAGACCCTACTCCGCTAAAACCATTAAACTCTAATGGAGCGTCTCCTAGATGAATGTCAAAATCAGCTACTGTTAGCTCATCTCTTTTTATCTGTAAATATCCACCTTGTTTGTCTAAAATTGTTAAGCTTTTTATAAAAAAACTATCCCTAGCATTTGAAAATACTCCAAAATCTGCAGAACTATCTATACCAAGATCTACATCTTTAAATACTAATACTTCTTTTTGAAGTCCAGGTACACTAGAATAACTTAAAAGAATTTTATCCCAAATCCCTTGATTAGAAAAATAGCCGTCACTAGAAACTTTAGAATGTGCTAGAAGATCGTTTAGATTTAGCACAAATTCTACTTCTGAGCCTTTTTGTAAATCTCCATTTATAGTTAACATTTTAATTCCTTTGTTTTATAAAGAGGAGGGCAAAGCCCTCCAATTTAATTAATATCTATTACTTGTAGTAAACTATAGTAATAACATCTCCAGCTACAAGAGCAGAAACTCCGGCTGTAGCAATGTCTCCTCTGAATTGAAAATCAGAACCAGACATTTCGTAATCTTGAGCAGCACCTTCGTGAAGAGCTAGTCTACCCGCAAAAGCTACTACAGAGTTAGCTTGTGGAGCATTAGAAAGAACTACTTTTTGAGCGTCTATTTGAATTTGAGTAAGAACAAACTGCTCTTTATGGAAAACTTCAGCTTCAATAGCGTCTAATCTTCCTTCAGCAGAGTCCATTTCACCTTCTAAAGTAGTAGCTCTGTTTTCTACAGCGTCCATTTCCATTTCTAGAGTAGAAACTTTTGGCTCAACTATATCAAGTCTACCTTCTACAGCACTCATTTCAGACTGAAGAGTATCAACTTCGCCTTCTACAGCTAAAACTCTAGCGTCGTTTGCAGTAACATAAGCGTTATAAGTTGTTACATGTCCAGAAAATAAATTATCATTTTCAGTATCTACGCTATTGATTAAGTCAACAATTTCTTTGAAACTGTCCGCATCTGCAGTAGACATATCTAAGATAGTATCAATTCTACCTTTTTCAGTGTCAATTGCACTTTGTAAAACAACGTCTGCAGCAATTCTAGCTGATGCTTCAGCATCAATGTTACTTTGTAGCGTATTGTCAGCAGAGCCTCTGGCTGAAACTTCTTGTGCTAATGCAGCATTATTTGAGATAACATAAGCGTCATGCTCACCTTCTAAAGTTTCTCTAGCTGATACTTCAGCAGCTAAAGCCGCATCATTAGAGATTTTATAAGCGTCAAACTCCCCTTCTAATGCACTTCTATCAGAAACTTCTTGTGCTAATGCAGCATCGTTAGATATAACATAAGCATCGAACTCGCCTTCTAAAGTACCTCTAGCAGACTCTTCAGCTTCTACAGCGTCACTTAGAGCTTTAATAGTAGTATAAGCTTCCATTCCTCCCAGAACACCTTTTATAGCAGCGTCGCCAGCTTCTCTGTCAGAAATTTCTTGAGTTAACTCATTTTCTAAAGCTGTTACGTCTGAAGCAGCTCCAGCGATTGCAGCATCTAATTGACCTTTATTAATAGCATCTGAAGCAACAGAACCGTCTGCCATTCCTGAAATCTTAAAAGATCCCATAGCTAAAGCAGCCCCCATTGGTCTAGACCCATCTAATTTTAACATTAATAGATCTTCAGCAGCTCTAGAAGCAGCTTCTGAATCAATATTACCTTGTAAAACACCTTCAGCAGCTAGTGCTCTGGTTTCTTCTGCATTTACGTCAGCAGCTCTATCACTAACTTCTTGTGCTAATGCAGCATCGTTAGAAATTACGTAAGCATCAAATTCGCCTTCTAGTGTCCCTCTAGCTGATACTTCAGCAGCTAATGCAGCGTTATTAGATAGTACATAGGCAGCAAAAGCGTCATCGTTTGCAGTATCAACTGAATTGATTAAGTCAACAATTTCTTTGAAACTGTCCGCATTTGCAGTAGAAGCTGATAAAATTGCATCAATTCTACTTTTTTCAGTATCAATTGCACTTTGTAATGTAGTATCAGCAGCAGCTCTATCAAGAACCTCTTGATCTACTATACCTTCAATTCTAGACTCTTCACCTTGTGCTCTTTGAGTTTCTACTAAAACATCTGCATCAATTTCTGCAGAAATAGTAGTATGTAGTGCAGTATCAGCAGCAGCAAATTCGCCTCTGATAGCAGCTTCTTGAGCAAGTGCTCTAGATTCTTCTGCATCTATATTACCTTGTAATGTGGTATCAGCAGCAGCTCTATCAATTACTTCTTGATCTACTTTACCTTCAATTCTTGCTTCTTCGCCTTGTGCTCTAGATTGCTCTGCACTAATTGCAGTATCTAAAACATCGTCAGCAGCAATTCTTGCAGCTACTTCAGCATCTACAGCATCTTGTAAAGCAGAGTCTGCAGCAATTCTAGCTACTTCTTCTGCATTAATTTCGCCCTGTAAAACACTTTCAGCAGCCATTGCTCTAGTCTCTTCTGCACTAACTTCTTGATCAACGTAAGCTCTTGTAGCAGCAGCTTCGCCTTTAATAAGAACTTCATCAGAAGCATTTAATTGTAACAAGCTAATTACTTGACCAGCTTGATTTTCAATTTCTAAAGACTGATCTTTAAGTAGTTTGATTTTATCACCGTCAACTGCGTTGTCGGCAATAAACTTCTTCTTTAATTGTTGTGCCATGTGGCTCTCCTTTTGTTAAAATAGGAAGCAACTTTGCTTTTTTTATTTTTTAATTATACAGTAATTGGATTACCATCAAATCCAATAAAAGTAACTTCCTCAACTTCTTCGTTGAAAAGTGCTTTTTGATCCTTGTAAAATTGAATAGCTACTTTTTCTCCAAGAGCTAATTCAGAGTCACTTCTGTAATGCACTCCAGCATAGTCTCTTCCTAAAGCTACGTTATGTGCTAATTTGTCAATTTCTCCATGGATAGTAATTTGTCCAGCATCTGCGCCAGAATAAGCTTCTACAACAGACCCATCACTATTACCTTGAACTTCAGAAAGACCAGTAGTCGACCAATTTGCATCAGCAAACATTATCTTAAGAATAGTAGCACAAGCTCCTGAAATTGTAGCGTGTCCAGCAGGATATGCAGGATGCGTCGGACTACCTTCAGCATACTGAAGAGGTAAAAATGCTGCATTATCTCCACTGTTAGCTACGTTAAAAGCTTCAACCGCTCCTACAATAGCACTTGACATTAAATCAGCATGTACTGTTCCAGAAGGAATATCTCCAGCTTTTTCAGCAACAACTCTTGCAGCCATAGCTTCTGGTCTTAATCTTTGGTTTTTTCTCCACTTTTGTACCCAAGCTGCTCTTAGAGCGTGTCTAGATACTTCAGCAATTGCAGTAGTAAGTAATACTGGTCCGCCTAAAAAGTTACCTTCTTTAGCTCCAACCTTAACTTGAGCACCAGCTCCTACACCTGCATTTAAAAGAATAGCAGCAGCTTCATAGAAATGTTGAAAAACTAGGTCAATGTGAACTGTAGAACCAAGTTGTCTACCGTTAAACATGCATTTTTTAACTGAATCAACAGTTTGAGATACTGGTACATTACCGTTTTGGATTTGTAAATAATTAGCTTTAGTATTTCCATAGATTCCAGTTTTAGTTGGTCCTTTTGGCTCATAAGAAAAATTACCTACTCCAATTTCATTAAGAAACAGTTGAGATACGTATCCGCCAACAGAGCATCCTGGGGATGTTCCTCTAAAAAGAGTTTTAGGAGTTACTGATCCGTTTTCTTTTAGTCCTAAAAAATCACTTCCAAATGCATTAAGAATATCTAAAGCATCTTGAATTTCTTGAGAACCATCTTCGTAATCTTTAAATGGCTTGTCTCTCATTATGTTTTTAAGATAAACTTCAGCCATTTCAGCAGCAGCTTCTCTTGAATCAAGAGCTGGAGCTTTTTTCATAGAAAATCCTTCTGGATCTCCACCAGAAATTTCTGAAGATAAAGAACCTTGAGGAGAAGCTTGTTTTCTAGCTCCTACAAGTTTAATGTCGTCAAAATCAGATTGTTCTCCAGTTTCTAATGCAATTTGGATCTCTTTAATATCAGCTTCACTTGCTAACATAGTAGTAGAATCGTGAGCTAGTCCTTTAGAATAAAGTGCTGCATAGTTATCATTAACTATATCATCACTTTTCCCTTGAGAAGCTTCTACTTCTTTGGCTCTTTTATTAGCCTGTTTAATTCTGGTTTTTAATACAGAATCTTTGATGTCTTTTGTGTTTTTTTTCATACACACTCCTTTTGGTTTAATTACAGCAGTTTAGCTGTAAAACTTAATATTGTACTATTAAAGAATCGTCTTTATCTAAAACTCCATCAAGTCCCATGCCATCCCATCTAATAGTATTTCCTACTACTCTAAAGTCTATGCCGTTAACTTGAGTTATTCCGCCTTCTGGAGTAACAGTTACGTTTTGAGATATTACAGGAGTATCTCCTAGTGTTACAAATTTGTTAAATATATTTTCTTCTTCTAATTCTATACGTTCTACGACATCTCCAGCACCTTTACCTATAGTAAATCCACCTAAAGTTTCATCATCTCCTCCATAAAAAATATCTTGGTCAGTATCATAAACTATTTCTCCAATTTGAAGAATTAGATTCTGCCTTTGAGATGTTGTTATTCTAGGTACTTTAAATATTGCCATCTATTACTCTCTCGCCTTGATCTAGTATGGAGGTATCATTAGTTCTATCTCCAGTATCAATTGATATATCTGAAGTAATGTCTTCTCCAAAATCAATAGAACCGCTAGCCTGAATTTGATCTGGATTTTGAACAAATACTATATCTATAATTTGTGGATCAAATCTCCAAGCCATTTTATACCCTTGTTTTTACTACACTCAAAATAGAACTTCTACTTCCGTTAGCATAAGTTACTAAAACAGTTTGAACAGTATTTTGTTCAAATCTATACGTGTATAGTTCAGATGTCGTATCTGGAAAAGAAGTTACTATTTCGTCCCATACTACTTCATCAGAATTTACTACATTTAAAGACTTCTTTCCATAAACATCTGTATAATCTGCAACTAATGTTTCAAATTTCGCAGTATATATATTATACTTATGTTCTTTTAACTCTTGTCCCTGCCAAATAGGGTATCCAGAGTCTGAGTAACTTATATTAACTTCTTCTACTTTTTCTACTTCTCCACTTGTATTTTGTATCAAAAATGAAGAATTTGGTAGAAGTATTGTATTATTTGTAATTCCTAACTCTTTAGTTTTTATTTCTAAAACAGAGTTAAAAGTTTTAATATCAAATTCACAAGTTTTTTCTAGTGCTAATTTAGTAGCAAGAGCTACTATTTGCCCACTATCATCTAATTCAAGAGGCACTTCTATGTTAGTAACTCCATCCATACTAGGAGCACTACCTTGTCCAGATACTGTATAGTAAATAGCAAATCTTTTTTCCTTCTTAGAAGAACTTATAATAAATCCAGTATCTTGTAAAGATCCATTAACATCTCCAGATAGTCCTATAGTTGTTAAATGTGGAGTAATTCCAACTAGATATGATATAAATGTAGGATTATTGTTAGAATCGTAAGTAACTTGAAAGCTGTCAAAATGAGCTGTAACTAGAGAAAATGCGTCTTTAGTTCGTAAATAATGCCCTGGAAGGGAGTGGACATCTTTTAATACTTGTTGTCCATCGTATTGAGATGTACCTTCTACATCTTCTACTAAAACTTTTTTATTATTTACAAGTTTCATATAATTCCCTATAGTTCTATACCGAGCGTTAATTTACGTATCATGTATTTTTAATACGTAGCTTGATAACAAATACTATATATTGGGGATTTTTAGAGCGTTCTATAGTATATATTATAAGCTTAATTTAAAGTAAGTCAACCCTTTTTTTAATAAAAAATTTAAAATCTCTGATTATACAATAACCTAATGGCTTGTTCTCTAGGAGAAACTCTACCTTCTACTCTAGTATTTTCGTCAATATCAAAACCACCTTCTAATTCTCCCTTGCCAATAGCACCTAAAGCGCCTACTGTACCTGCAATTTTTTTCAGAGTCTCATCATCTAATCCACCGTCATATGCAAGGTCAGATAATTTTCTTTCTGCTTTTTTAGCAGCTTTTTCTAAATAAGGTTGTATTCTAGCAGATGCTATCTTTCTAATAGCTTCTTTTGCTTCCTCTTCTTCTTGTCTTTTGTAATTGTCCATTGTAAAATCCTATTATGTCTATGGTATGTTGTATCCTATTCCGTTTACTTTTATTCTAGCTAGGGCATTTATTCCTGTACTAGTACACGTATATTTTATATTATTTCCTATTACATCTATAGAAACTCCGCTATTATTTCCCAGAGATGTAGTAGAAACAGCCCAATCTAAGCTGGCAGGAGTTCTTACAGCTTCTACCTGTAAATATTCTATATTAGTTCCTCTTTCTATAGCAACTTCTATGTTTACAGCCTGCATATCATTTGTTAAAACTATACCAGAATTTACATCTGTTTGAGCATCTAAAAAAGTAACATCTTGTTCTAGTATCTCTAAAGGGAATTTATTTTGATACCAAATATCTGCCCTTTCTTCTGTAAGATATTGAAAGTGATCATCGTTAGCTAGTCCTGATAATATACTATGAGAAGTAGCAGTACCTGCAGGAGTATATGGTTGTGTTCCTCTAAAGTCTACGTAATCAACTCCAGGTTGTATTTCTACATATTCAGCTAAAGAAGGTCTAGTAAAACCATTTGAAGTTTCATATACAACTGTACCAATAGAAACAAATTCTAAAAACGGTAATCCAGAAAGTAAGTTAATCTCACTAGCTGCGCCATTTTTAGCATCAGGTATATTATTATATTGCTGTGTGCCTTGAATAGCTACTATAGGAGTCTCTACGTCGTTCGTAGCAAAGTAATGTACTAATACAAAGTTATTATTATCAGCCTCCACTAAAGCCCAAGCTTGGGACATTTCATCAAATTCATTATAAGGAACTCTTAAATCAAGTCCTTGATAAGAAGAAACAGATCCTCCGTATAATAAAGGATAAGAAAGTCCGCCATCTTTTCTCCATTGATTCCCAATTCTATACATAATACCAAGTTGTGAAGTTGTAGAAGGATTTATTTGGAGCAGTAAATCTTCGTCCCTAATACTACCAGAAGATACATCTAAACTCGGACCTCCTACATTAGAAAAATTTTCTAAAGCTAACCCTGATATATACCTAGCACCGAAAGTAGTGTGTAAATATCCATGAGTAGCTCCGTCCATTTGAAGTCCATGTCTCTCTTCTGCAAAATAAACATGTTCTTGTAAATCTGTATTCCAATATACTACAGCTACAATTGCATTTTCTATAAAAATATTAGGAGTAAATATATTAGATACAATTAAAACTCCGTCTTCGTTATAGAAAAAATAATGATTACCAGATAAGTTGTTATCTAAAGACACACTTTCTTCAGAAGTTTTTGTACATTTATTTCCTTTTATAAAAATATCAAAAGAGTCTACTGTAGGCTGAATACTTAATGTAAAAGTAACATCGTCAAATGTAACTACACTGTCAGTTCTATTTACAAAACCAGTTGGTTCATTAGTTGCTTCTGTTATTTCTGAGATAGAACTTTCTATACTAGTAGATATAGAATTTTCCAAATTTACTATATCAGCATCAGTATCTAATTTATTAGAAATTATTATGTCTTCTAAATTAGATTCTATTAAATCTACATTATCCTTAATTTCACTTACTTGACTTTCTAAACTTTCCTTTACTTCTAATAAATCAGCATCAGTATCTAATTTATTAGAAATTATTATATTCAATAAAGAATCTTCTAATTCTGATAACCCTTGAGCAAGATTATCATCCATATCTTCTATTTCATCAATTTGAGATTTGAGATTTTGCAAATTTAGTTCTAGTTCTTCTTTTAAGGCTATTATTATAATTAAAGTGGACTCTTCTACTTCTGTTATTTCTAAATTTAATTCTTGTATTAGTTGGTTTATGTTATTAATGTTTGAATTAATAGAATCTATATTTTCGTCTATTCCTTCAGTTATATTAAGTATTAAAGAATTTAATGAACTTTCTAACTCCTCTAATTTTAATTCTATTTCTGTGTCTATAAATTCTTGACTAATATCTAATACAACTCTTTCATCTGCACCAGGATTTTCTATTACTTTAGTAAGTTTATTAGATCCTACTTTAATTTTATCTTCTAAAAAAGCTGGAGTATTATCATCTGAAGATATTTTTACTCTAAATGTATCTCCTCCTGATCCTGATCCAGTAAGTCCTATTCCTATTCTTATATAAGTATTAGCCACTACTTACTCCTTAGTGTCTTCTTTTAGCTGAATATATAACATTACTAACATCAATAGATCCTGTTGTAACTACAACTTTAACTCTTAAATAACTAACTCCAGAACCAGAAATGTCCCAAATATGAGATCCACTACTATCAGTAATATTTTGATTAGCTTCATTAATAGTAGAAAAATCTACTCCATTAGTAGAAACCTCTAGTTGGAGTAGCATATCTACATTAGTTCCGTTATCGTAAACTAACTGTACTGAAAAGTCATCTTCTCTATTATCAATGTCTATAGCAGGAGAAACATACTCTGTATTTACAGTAAAGTCAGAATCTATTATTTTTTTAAGAATTGCGTCTAATACAAAACCCATGATTATTCCTTATTTTAATTTTGGTAACTTAACACTAGCTAGTAAATCAACCAAAAAAGCAGCTATTTTGTAATACTTACTATCCATTATTTTATGTAGTTTTTTATCATCTTCTTTAGTTACAGTAAAATCTACATATTTTTGAGCTACTGTAAATACTGTTTTAAACACTATTCTACATAATACCATAGCAGCTACTATATCTTTTATTACTGGATACTGCTCCATTAAAAAAATAAACTGATCCATATATTCTCCTTATTTTGGATACTTCATTCTTACATATTCTCTGTAACTAAGTATCTTCCAATTTTTTATAGTTTCGTCATTATATTCTTTATTTTTTCTTCTTATATACTTTCTATATTCTTTATATAATCTTCTTTCTTCAGTAGAAATCTCAGCATCAGATATTTGACTCCAATCAGTTTCTTTTAATAACCATAGCCTTCTACTACTAAAGTCATTCCAATGATTTACTGCTTCAAATGGATCATGAGATAAATACTCAACTTTATACTCACTAGCTCCTTCTAAAACGTATTCTATATTTCCATCAGAGTCTTTATCTTCTAATAAAACTTCAAATCCTTTTAACTTTTTATCAGATCTTTTTATTACTCTATCTTTGCCTTTTAATTTGTGGTTTTTTACCCACTCATCACATTCTTTTTTAGTATCAAACTTACCAATATACTTTTTGTTTAATACTAAGTTGGTAATGATAACAAAGTGCATTACTTCTTTCTCTTCTTACCAATCTTCATACTCCTACTCCACAGCTCTTCACAAGCTACTTTTTGAGCAGAGTCCCATGCTTTAGGCTCATCGCACTTATGTCTAGCTCTAAAAGATTTCTTAGCGTCCTTAGAATAGTTATGCTTGTATCCTTTTGCACCAGCATGTACGATTTTTTCTTTACCGTCTTTACATACTTTCTTCATAACCTTTTTTCCAGGTCTGCTAGATGTCTTAACTTCTCCGCAACGCATTTTTTCTTTTATTTTACTAAACTTTGCCATATTATTTCTTCTTTATAATTCTTCTAAAAGTTTTATATTTAGATAATTAGTACCTTTTTTTAAATCAAGGTATTTATCTTGGTTTCCATTTATATTCAAAACTAAGCTAAAGCTAGTACCTTTTTCAAATATTCCTTCAAATCTTCCAGATAAATATCCTATACTATCTTGTTTTATAAAAAAGTTAGTTATATTAATTATTTCTTTATTGCTTTTTTTAATTGCAAATTTATTTAAAGTATCTTCTTTAACTACGTTATTTACAGTAAAATTAGCAGTTAATAGATATACTCCTGTTTTTTCAATACTAACTACATTATTACCTTGTAATTCTATGTCATCTGTTTTATAATCAATATTACTGAACAACAACACGTTTTCTGAATTAGCAGTTATATATTGACCACTAGTATCTGAAGCTTTCAGAGTAACTGGCGGTATTTTTTTCAAAAGCTCTATAAAAGCTTTTTCACCTTTAACTAAATCTGTTTGGAATAATTTTTGTAAATCGTTTACGTAAATTATTTCTCCAACTTTTACAATATCAGTTTCTTTTTCTGCATCTTCTAAGTTATTGAAACATCGTATTAAGTTGTTTTTTGTATTTGTAATAGTACAATTTTCTAATTCTACGTTCTGTAATTTACTATTAGATATTATTGAATTTGTTATATTTTTATTTTTTACATGTTGAGAGTCGTTTTTTGTAACAAGCTCTTCTTTAATGCCTTTTTTCTTAACAAAACCCATAACTATACCTATTTCAATATCTTATAGTTATAGTTGTTAAATTAAGGCTTCCATTCGTCCCATTTACCTAAAGGACACTTTTCTTGTCTAAATTTACTCTTGGCTGAAAGAAAGCAACCACATTCCGCACAATTACCAGTCAATTTTATCATTTTTGGACAATTATTGCAGATTTCTAATCTCTCTTTAGCCACTTCTTCTGGAACAGATTGGTCCACTCCTTTAGCAGCGTTTTTAGCAATTGTAAATAGACTTTTAGCTCCGCTTTTAAGCTTCCCCATCTTCTTCCTCCTGCATACCCTTAATCTGCCCTAAAATAGCCTCTAATTGCTCCATATTGAAGCCGTCTACTTTACCTAATAGTCCATAAGGGTTCTCCTCTGTAGACTCTTCTCCGTGGAATACGTAAAGCTTAGGGACTGCTATTGGAGCACGTTTTACAACTTCCCCATTTTCGTCAGTAGCCAGTTGTGAAATCTGATTACCTTTAGCATCTAGAATGGGGTCGCCATCTTCGTCCACAGAAGGTATTCTAATAGGTTCTTTTTCCTCATACTGAGAATAAAACTCGAAACTATCCTTGTCGAGTTTCCACTGATAAAAATTAAAGTCAGTGAACTTATCTTCTAGGACTTGGAACATGGGTTTCGCTTCTTCACAAAACTCACATCCTTCTGCCCATATTAAAAGTACTGAAAATTCTTCTTCCTTGAATTTATTAGCTTGTTCTACATTGTCGATATTAATCATACAAAATCTCCTTGATAAATAGTTAAATCATACCATGTAATCTAACATATTGTCAAGCATTTAGGGCAGGGAATTATCCCTGCCATTTGTTTTACCATTCGTCAGTATCTATAACTGTGTCTGGAAGCTGGCATAATTCAATCCAAGTTGAACTTCTGTTGTCACCACCTTTAACTAACGAGTTTGTTGATATACTGGTTAGATTTGTAGTTATCTCAGTTGTAGATGCTGTAAATTTTGAAGAAGCACCTGTTTGATAAACTGAAGTACCTCCAGCATTAGCATGAGAGTGATTTGTATCTAAAACAATAGAACTGTTATGATTTATAACCAAACCAATGTTGTCAGTACCTGTAGAAGACCTTTGTGATCTAAAGCTTAAATTTAACTCGTATTTTTTACCAATTGTTAAGTTATTAAATCGCAAGTCAGGTTCATTTGTTACATCTGAAGTTCTATTAAGACTTAAAAACTTAGTCTGACACTTAGTCTGACTAATGCTAGATTCTTTAATAACAGCACCTACAAAAGATTTGTTAACATCTGCACCTTGCTTTGAACAGTGTAATTTGAAAGCTGCATTTAAAGGTGAATTGTCATGTCTTCTAGTTCTTACAGTAAGGCTTGAAGTACTTGTGGCTGAAATAGCCGCTAATATACCATCACTTTCTGTAGTTACAACACAGCTAGGTGATTCACTAAACAATGCTGCTTCAAAATTACAAGTATAAGAACCTGCAAAATTATTTACACAATTACTTAAATAATTATAATTTTGACTTGTTATTGATGCAGCAGAAGTAACACTTGCACTTAATTCATTAGCAGTTGCAGCAGTTAAGTCAGCTGTTACTTCTTCAATCTGTATTTGTTTTTCAACTTTAACAAACCCCTCGTCAATATGAACATCACCAGCTACAGATCCAGAAGCTTGTACTTCAAATCCATAATCAGCATCGCCTAATACTACAGGAATTTCATATTGTCTCCACTTATCAGTAGAGTTAATTGTTAGTCCTTCGTTTTGTGCTACACCATCTTTAGTAGCAACTATTGTTAAGTTATCTAAAGCAGTTTTAATCCAAACTTTAACAGAACCTTCAACTCCGTCTAAACTTGCATCACAAGCAGCATCGTATCTTATTGAACCATCAGATCCAGAAAATACAGCTTTAACTGATTTGTTGTTATCTTCAATTGGTAAGAAAGTAACTGTATCCGTTGTAGCAACTACGTTAGTTACTGTTGGAGTTAATTTCTCAATATCTTGCATGATATTACCAGAAGATCCACCAGAACCTGCAATTGTTGCAAATTCTCCGTCTTCTTCACTGTACTTTTTAAGTTGGTTGTCGGTACTGTCTACAATGATGTCGCCATCTTCTAGATCAGTGAGTGTTGAGGGATCAGATGGCTTAATGTGTAAGCCTTTCTTCACCTTAAAAAAATCTTTACTCATGAGTATCTCCTATTTTCACTTTCCAAATAGAGAATAACTAGTGTCACTCCCTTTCAGGTTAGAATAAGCGTCGTTATTGACACTATATTATATAGTTGTTAATTTTATAATAAAAACAAGTATTTATAGTATATTATTGAAAGAATACTTCTGATCCTTTTATCTTCAATATTCCTGTAGGGCTAGTACCACCTAAAGCAGAACTAGTATATTGAACCTGACCATTAGCATCTACACTAAACTCTATTCCAGAATCATCTCCTGCAAAGTCGTCTGATATAGAAAATACATTACTCATAGAAACATTATCTACTTTATAAACTATTCTTAGCTGTCCAATTTGAGCTACTTCTAATCCCTCATCATTAGTTCTAAAAAGAGAATAAGATAAAGATAGTCCTCTATGTACTGCAGTATTTAAGGCTATTCCATTTACTGATACATCAGATTGATTATCTAAAATAGTTTGTGATATTTCAGGAAATAGTTCATCTGCTTCTACAGATTCTGGCCTATATACTTTAACTTGTAATATTGCTAACTGGTTATTTGGATCTGTTGCATCTAAAGATTCTACATAAAACAATGGATTAGAAAAAATACTAGGTTCTGTTGTAGTAGGCTGTCCAGCTATATCTTCAGAAAGGTATAGTTCATTTCCTGCAGCTAAAGAATAAGGATTGGTAAGTAAACTAACTTCTACTCTCCCAAAGTCTGCAGCTACGAATTTATCCGTAGAAGCTTCAATTACTACATATGTAGCTAAAGTATCTGCACTATCAGCTTGAGCTGTTTCCCATTGATTAGAAGTACCATTGTAATAAACACCAGATCCTACTAAAAGTCCATGTGCAACTTGATCTACTTCAAATTGAGTAGCTCCACCTGCTCCAATAGGTTCTAAAACATTGTCTATAACTTGAAACATTTTTTTAGTATCTGTTGCAAATACTATTTGCCCATCAGAAGCAGTAGTAGCATATGTTTCTAAATCAGTTAGCTCATCTTTTTTTACGTCCAATCTAATAGGACTTTCTATAGAAGCGTCTTGTATAGTAGCATTTGTTATAGTTCCCATATCAGCTAATGCTCTAGTGTCTACATCTGATTGTAGCTCATCTAAAGCAGCTTGTACGTCTGTTGCAGTTAAATTACCAGAAGCAACACTTGATATTGCAGATGCAGCGTGAGCACCTGTAGCATTGTTTAAGTGATTTTGTAATGCTTGTCCATCTGAAATAATATCTTCTTTATTAGCAGTAACTCTAGACGCTAGTTCATCTAAAGCTAAATCTACTTTAGTAATTTCTTCGTCTATAAAAGAGTTCCAATTATCTCCAGTACCTGTTTTTATAGTATAACCTATCTCACTAGCCTGATCTTGTCCGTCTATTAAAACTCTAATAGCATCTAATGCATCTGCTACATTATCTACATCAGCCATGTCCTTTTGTAAAGGATCTATTGTCCCAATTGCTAAGTTTTCATAATTTACTGTATTAGTATTATCTAAATTTTTATTAGAAAATGTTTGCTCTTCGTCTGTATTTACTACTGTTCTAGTAGCAGATCCATCCCTATATTTTAATTTACTATCACTAGAATCTAAAGCTAAATCACCTTCTTTATTCAACGAATCTAAGGTTAAATCAACTGGATCTAGATTAATCCCTTTTATATGACGTTTTCTTACGATTGGCATGGTTTATATCTCCCTACTCTTCTATAATTGTTTTAGCTCTAAAAAATATTTGTATATTTGTAGTATTAGCTACATCTTCTGAAGTATATTTAAACTGACCAGTTCCCATTTCATCTGGAAATATTCTAACTCCTGTATCAGTTCCTGTGTAATTTATATCTACATGAAAATTAGAACTATCATAGATACCTTCACATCGAAAAGAATCTACTTTAACATCGCCTGTAATAGTTCTTTTTATATAACCATCTACTATTATATTTTGAATATCATTAGTATTGAAATTTAACCCTTTAACATCTTCTGGAGCTTCAATTGATACTCCGTTTTGTAAAGTATCAGAAGTTAATAGAATATCTTGTGGACCTTGTATATTTTCAATTATTTCGGAATTTTTTCTTAGATAAAGAGTTATTTGTTCTCCCCAATTGCTTGCTCCAACAACAGGTATATCAAAAACATCATCACCTAATCTGAGTCGTATCGTTGACATGTCTATCCTTTATTATATTATATAGATATATACTCTATAGTTGTTAAAAATAAAGGTTTTGTTGTATTAAATAAAAAGCCCAGACATTGCATCTGGGCTATATACTTTGAATCACTAGAATAGTAATTTTATGCGTGTGTAGCGTTTTTAATGTACCTTAATACAGTAATACAGCTTGGTCTACTAGAGAAAAGAGCTTGATCAGAGTATGCTCTAATTTCGTAACCTGAGTGGTTATCTAGTAGTCTGAAAAATTCACCTTCGTATCCTTTTGGATCAAAAGTAATGTTAGAAGAGCCGATTCTGATTAGATCTTTTTCACAAAAAGCGTAAGCGTATCCTTCTTTTACGTAAGTAGAAGGGACAATTTTGATAGAACCAGCTTGTCCTTCAAATTCAATTGCTCTAGAACCTTCTTTGATTTTAGAAGAGTAGTCAGAAGTAAATCTTCTCTTAGCAGTTTGCTCAGTAAGTAAGTCATTCCAAGAGTTTACGTTAACTATAACAGTCATTTGCTCTTCTCCAAGACCTTTTTCTACAGCTTTTGCAACAGCTTCTTCTACTTTAGCAAAAGAAAGTACAGCAGCGTTAGCAAGTTCACCAACATCTACGATGTTACCTTGGAAAAGTGGCTCAGTAGCGTTAGAAATTTCAAATAATGAAACTCTTTCTGAAGCGATTTTGTGAAGACCTAGCATATCCTTGTGAACAGCTCCTGCTTCAGCAGCACCAGAAAAGAAGATTACGTCAGTAGCTTGTAATGTAGAAGCATCTTCTATAACAGTTACTGTTTTAGCACCAATATCATATCCTGAAATAGTTAATTCAGCTCTTTTTGTAGCTAAATCTGCACTAAATACTTCTATTTTGTGCTTAGTAGTTCCAACCCAAATACCAGCAGCCCATTCTTGATCTTCTACTTTAATTACAGATGGACCAGTTCCAGCTACAGACTCTACAACAGCAATTCCTTGTTGTCCGTAAAGCATTGATACTTCTAATCTGTGGTACATAGATTTCATCATATTACCAGTAAGAAGTTTAATACCTCTTTCAAAAGCACCGTTAGAGTTTTGAGATCTTGAAGCTACAGCAGTAGAAATTGCAGATCTTAATACCATTTCTACAGACTTTACTCTTGCGTTTTTAAGTGTAAATGAACTTGGAGTTCTTAATGCGAAAGCTTCTCCGTCAGATCCACCATAACTTACACCACCTTCTAAACCTAGAACTACTGGCTCGTTATAAGCAGCACCTAGTTCTTTGTCTCCTGGTGCGAAAGGAATCATATCTGCCATTTTAGTATTAGCAGGTACTAAGTCCTTAAGTTGGTTGTAAATTTCTTTAAATAATCCGTTTAGTGAACTTTGAGCGTTTTCTACCCCTGGTAGAGCGTTTCCAATATCAGCCATTTTTAATTCTCCTATAAAATAGTTTTTTGTTAATTTAAAATTTAAAAGTTTTATATAAATTCAACATCAACCCTTTCTCCTTAACTCGATGTTCTAAAGCCCTATTAAGGGTATCTAGAAGTCTCACTAAATTTACTAAAACCTAGTTAAAAGTATATTAATACGAGGTAATATACCTCGTATTTTTATAGTTGTTAAAATTTATCTATTTCTTACACTAAAGAAATCATCAAGTCTGCCCTTCTTTTTAGGCTCTACTTTACTTTCTTCTTTAGGTGCAGATGGTTTGTTCAATGATTTTGCAGACTTAGGTGCCTTTTTCACTTTAGCAATAGTCTTTTTCTTAAGCCTTTCAATACCTTTATTGCCAATATATTGTTCAATCATTTCTTCTGGTAGAGAAGCCATAAGATCAGATATTTCCTTTCTTATTTCAGCTTCAACTGTAGGAAGAATATCAGACACTGAAATTTCATCTGGATCAAATCCACCGCCATTTTCGTTTTGTGGAGTAATTGCCCAAGCTAGAGTATCAGCAATTTGTCGTATAACTCTTGGAGTAGCTGGAAGACTTGGATGTGCATCTAATGCTTCAGAAATCTCAACGTCAAGTTGCATTGCAGCCTCTTCTTGTAATCTTTCGTACTCAAGTTGCTTTTCTCTTTCTTCTTTATCTTTTAATTGTCCTCTTAATTGTTGAAGTTCTAATTCTCTTTGCTCTCTTTCAAGTTCTGCTGGATCTTTCTTCATCTCTTCTAATCTTTGAGCAAGTCTGATTTCGGCTAATTCGTCAGCATCTAAACCAATTTCTTCAAAGAATTGCCAAGGGTTGTTTTTCCAATCATTTACTCTACTCTTAAGAGCATTTTCTAATTCAGCCTTTTCTTGCATTGCTAATTGACCAGCATAGGCTTTTTGAAGTTCTCTTTTTACAGCGTCTTCATCACTTAGGTCAATTCTTTTCTTTAGAGTTTTACCATTAACTTTTAGCTCAAACTCTTTAATCATGTTTTGAAGTTCTTGTTGAGAAGCACCATTTTCTGCAGCTTCTACTAACTCTTCTTCAAGATCTTCTACTGTACTAGCTTCTACTGATTCAGAAGATGCTTCTAATCCAGAATCATCAATAGATTCTTCTACTAGTTCGTTTTGTACTACTTCATCTTGTACATCATTTGTTTCTACGATTTCATCAGACATAATAACTCCTTAGTTGTATATGTTTGTTAGCCATCCACTATGGGTAGGCAGTTTGTAAATCTTATTCTAACATTGATTTTATTTTTGAAAATAACCCTTTCTTTTTCTTCTTCTTTAGTCTTTCTTGCTGATCTTCACTAAGTTCCATTCTTTCTTTATCTTCATCAGACCCTTTAAAGCCTTTCCTAAACTTTGCAAGAAATTCTCCATCTTCTTTTTTACTTTTTTTCATTATCTAACTTCCTTTTAATTTTAGAAAACCTTTTACTACTATATTGATTACCTTCTCTTCTAGCTTTCGCTTTAGCCTTTAAAGCACTTTTCTTTTCAGATTCAGATAATTCTCCCCAAGTTTTTGGAGTACTTTTAGTAACCCTTTTACTAGGTCTGCAGTAACTGTCGTCATCTCCATGACCACATTCTCTACCTTTAGAGTCTTTCCATTTTTCCTTGTGCCATCTAACAAGACCGCCTTGTTTCGCACTAGGCTTACTCATTTCTTATATCCTCCACCCTTTTCCTTGTATTCTTTTACAAGCGCAGAGCTGGCATAAGCACTTGGATAATCTTCTCCAAATTTAGCTTTTATTTTAGCTTTTATTCTTTGGTATAATTCTGGCTTAGTAGGACAAGCTCCATTAGCTGTCTTACCTGCACAACTTTTTTTCTTACTCATTTTCTCCCTCTTCAATAACATAACTACTAATTTGTTCTTGTTTTTTTTGATTCCATCCTTTAGGACATCTTCCGAAGGTCCTATCACGTTCTTCTTCTGCAAAAACTACACCCATACCTTCAAGTCTAGTTTTTACCGATCTTTTAAGTACATTTAGATTGTTAATATTATCCCCACCTCTATGTACGTTTTCCGAATTTATATTTTTAATTTTATATGTTACATTTTCTAGATCTAGGTAAACTAGGTACTCTGCTCCAGTTCTTTGAGATCTAATAATCTTATTTGATATTACAATATTTTCTTTATCTGTTTTTTTATATCTTATTCTTTTCATTAGAAGTTACCTCCACCTAAATTCATTGCCAGTAATTCTTCAGGAGTTTGAGGTTGCCCTTGTCCTAATATATCAGGAGCTTGAGCAGGACTAGGCATACCAGGCATTGCTTGAGTCATTGGAGTTCCTTGTAATGGAGCAGAAGCACCTTGAGCACCAGGCATACCGCCTTGTTGTTGAGGATTAATAGGAGATCCACCAGGAGGAGCAAGGGGCTGCTCCCGATGATGGATAGTAAGTTAGGATCTGTTTCTTGAAGGAGTCTGATATGTTCATTAATATGAGCAAGAGTCCTGGCTACTAATTCTGAGTCAAGTCTTAATGCAGGGTCGGAGAGTACAGATCTGTGTTCTCTAATGTGCATGGCATGGTGATCTGTTGCAATAGCAATGACTTCACTCTGTCCTTTTAATAATGCTTCATTTTCTGAATTTATAGTATCTAATTCGCTTGTAATTCCTTGTGTTGCTGTTTTCAAGTTACCAGTATTTAGTACTTCTAAGTATCTTTCTGGAGTAGTAATTAACCCCATTTGAAGAAGATTTTCTGCAATTTGCGCTCTACCAGCAGGTGTTTGTGCGAGTGCGTTACCGACATCAACTACAACCCTATTTATTGCTTCTAAATCCTCAGACTTAAATGTTACCATTTTACTGGTATTTGATATTCCTGCAATTGCTGCAATTCTTGGAGCATCTGCAAAATCTTTTAATATGTTAATTAATCCAGTTCCTACATCTTCTAATAATTGAATATAAGATTGTTGTAGTCCTGACATAAATTGTAAAGCTTGAGATTGTACTAGTGCTAATGCAGTACCGGATCTTAAACTAGATTCAGGATTACCCCTAGCTACTGAGTTAATGCCAGAAACTGTTTCCATGGTCTTTTCTAACATTCCTAAAAAGTTATAAGTTTCTGGAGCAGTAGATGTAAGTTGTAGTGGTTCTGGTTTCCCAACTGTTTGATTATATTCTATAAAATTTAGCCCACCTTCTAGTTGATTAACTTTTAGATTGTTTCCTTGTGGGTTGAGAATATTTTGCACCCCAAAAGCGTTATTATTAGTCATTATTGTAGAATAAAGACTATTAACAGCATCTTGGAGTGGTAAAATATCCCACATAGATGTATAACCAAAAGGAGTCCCTAGTACGTTCCTAGGAGCTATTCTAAATATAGGTAAGTCTCTATAAGGCATGTCAGTATCTTCTAATACTATATCGCTAGTAAGATACATCATAAATCTACCTTCTGGACAAGCTTCAGTTCTTTTATGATATAATTCATATACTGGTATATCATCAGTTTTACTAAAAGATGTTAGAGATATTCTATTGTTTGAATTTTGAGTGTCTTTAGTTCCAATCCTCATAATTTCTTCTGCATACTCAGGATACTTTTCTTTAAGATTGTACCTGTTTACAAAAGTTCTAATAACTACCCATTCATGTAAATCTGGAGTTTCTTTAGTTGGATCAAATGCGACATCGAAAGGAGATAGTGTGTAAAAATCTACGTCACCATCGTATATTGGAGTGGGAGAAAGCATATTTCCATCTTCGTCTAATGGATTACCTTCTTCATCAAAAGATGCAATATCTTCTGGACTTATATCTAAATAATCACTTATTTCGCCTCTAGTAGCGTTCCATTCCATTTTAACAAAACCAGATCCTAATACAATAGCATATTCTACAGCAGCTTTTATATTACGCTCTAGTCTTTTTTCACGCATATAATATTCTAGTAGTCCATTACCCAGTTCAGCTTGGATTTTAGATTTTCTATCAGTGTTAATTGCCCTACATTGAAAACTAGGTCGAGACCCAGTTACCATATTAAGCATGTGAGTACATAGGTTGGAATAGTGATTTACGGCTAGGTTTACAAGCTCTCCTTGTTCCCCGCCAAAGGTTATTTCATGACTACTAGCGTAGTAATTTCCATGATAAGCAGCCCATGATTTTTTGATTTTATTTAGATAGTTGTTTACACTTATGTTTTGAAACCATTCTTTGGTTTTGTGTTGTAAGTAACTGGCAGCTTTTTCAGATGTATCTGCAGCAAAGTAAACGCTGTCTTTCATTTTAACTCCTAAAGTGGTTTATTACACATTTATAGTTGTTAAAATGGTGTATTTTTAGAGTATATTATTTTATCTTTCCCATGATAGTATCCATAAGTTCCTGTAATTTTGATTCTTTAGGTTTATGGAGACTTTTAAATATTCCTGGTCCTCTTAATTTATTATAATCTTCTGGAAAAGGATTTCTACCTTCATTAACATTTCTAACTAGATATATAAGAGCGTCAAGAGCATCACAGTGGCCTCCTCTAATTTCTCCATTAGGAGTATCTTTTAATTGTATAAAAGATTTTCTATGCTTATCCCATTGTGCATTTTCTAAATGATACCTTAGATGTTTACATCTTTCATGAATTTTAATCTTACCTTGATGTACCCACAACCTAACTTGGTTAATTTGAGCTTCTTTATTATCTTTTTTAGTAGCTATAAAATGAATATTATGTAGCCTAACTAAGTCATTTATAAGCTTTAAATCATTGTCCATAATACGTAAATACGGAGCTACTGGCATGTTAATAGAATCTAAATGAAATCTGAGTTCTTCTTTTTGATTAATTCTTTTAGCTAGTTCGTCAGTAGTCATTTCTGGACCGTTCATTACTAGTTCATCTAATATAACTAACTGAGCGTTCATAAAGTCATAGTAACCGAATAAAACTACGGTTAAGTCCCTAAATCCAATATCTGCTGCTACGTAGGCATCAAAGTGATCTGGAAGGGCTACATCATCTATTACGATCTCATGTTTATTATAGCCATATTCAGGTATTACAGTGTTTTCTGTTAATTTAGGTATCTCACAAAGATACTCGCATCTAAACTTAGGATTCTCTGCTCCACCAGGGTATCTTGATATAATCTTTTGTATTTTATCTTCATCTACCATTGGAGATTCATATAAAGTATATTTTATAAGCCTTTCTTCTGCTTCTAGAGGGAATACAAATTCTGTATGAAATTCATGTTGAGGATCTTTATAATTTGGAGTAGATGTAAGAATTAACTTACCATCTGTTGTATCTGTGGTAGGAAGTAGTATAGAATTTACTACGTAGTCTAAATCGTCCATAAATCCAGCTTCGTCACATATGAGCAACTGAGCATAACCACCACGTAGGTTTTCGGCATTACCATTATCAGTTCCCGCTATTTGTATTTCTGATCCGTTAGGAAATTGGTATACTTTATCATTAGCTTTCCACATATCAGATAAATTAAACTCTTCTGGGGCATCTTTAAATATTTCACGCATTATGGGTTTAATTATAGTTTGAACCATTCTTTGCTTAGGACAAGCATATTTAACAATAGCATTAGGATTTTTAAGACAAGTTTCAACTGCTAAAAGACAGTTTGTAAAAGATTTACCAAAACGTCTAGATACCAATATACAAGATACATCATGAGTAGTTTCTCTCATGTTTTTATATATATCTTCTTGTTTTCCTTTTAACTTCCAGCTTAATTCTCCCATTCTCCATAGTTTATGCTTAGCCGCAAGTTTTTTTTGCTCTTCTTTAGACATTATTTACCTTTTACTATACTAAATAACTCTGCTACATCTTCTGTTTTTAGTCTTTTGCCTTTAGCTTTTTTACTACTTTGTCCCCGTATCATTCTAAGGTTTTTTATAAGTAAGTCTAATTGTTGAGTATCGTCTTTAGTAAATGTTCCATTTTCAAATAGTTTTTTTAAATGTCCTATACCCTTTACACAAATATACTCTTCTTCAGATATAGCATCTAAGCCATCAATTTCATTCTCAAGCTCGTTATCTAAAATAACCTGCTTCATTTTTTGATTTTCTGATTCTAATTGGAGTATTTTATCCTTTAATATAGATATTTCGTATTCAACATCTTTATAATCACTCATTTATACCTACCAGATAATATTTTCTACTTGTTCTTTTCTTTTTTGAGACATATTATAAATGCCCAAAGAAGTTTGTAGTTCTTTTATCTCTTTATCCTTGTTTTCAAGGTCTTTTTGAAATTGTTCTAGGTAATTTGGACTCTTTTTTGTTTCTAGGTACATGCTAAATGCACATAATGAAGCCAAAGCTATAATAATTATAGAATCAGCTATTTGAGCTTGTTTGTAGTGTGAAAGTGCTAAAAAAGATGCTAATAGCACAAATGGGAGGGCTTTTTTAATAGATTTCATGTAATCTCCTGTAAAAAAATAAAGTCTAGTCTTGTACTAAGGTGTAGATCTTTTCTTTTTTCTTCCGATTGTATTTCTTATTTTAGAAAACTTACGTTTATTCTTATATGTAGGCTTTTCTACCTTATCTGCATATATTTCTTTAAATATAGGATCAGCTTTTCCAAAAGTTAATGCTCCATATGGCTTATTTTTTGACTTTTCCATACTTTTCCCTTAACCTTTCAACTCTTATCCTTCTTCTTTCACTAGCTTTTTTAAAATAATCCTCTAATTCTCTTTTTTTAGCTTCTTTTATCTTTATTTGATCTTCTTTTTTCCCTTTCTTCTTTTTCTATAGCGGCTTTTTTAGCTATATAAGCCTGTCTATACTTTACAGGAGCTCTTTCATCACCAGCTATTTCAAATATTCTAGCCCTTTCTCTTTCTTTTTTTCTTTTAGCTATTCTTTCAGCTTCTTTTTTGTCTTTTTCAGCTTTCTTTTTTGCTATAATAGCTTTTATACGCTCCATTTCTCCCATCATACCACAATCCTCCTGATTAATACAATGTTATAGTTGTTAAAATGTACTTATTGACTTACATTACTTATAATACTATTATAATTACTGGAGGATTTAATATGATAGTAGGAAAAGTGGCAAGGGATTATGCATTTTTTACTTTTATGGCAGAAGATTTAGAAGAAGCTATAGAAATGGTATGTGACACGCTGTATATGGAAACTAAATTAGCATCTTTAGGATATTTAGTACCTACTAATGAGGATTCATGGAACTTTTAATAATATTATATCTTTCTATATATCTAGGACTGACTACTTTTAGAATATATAATTATCCAGAAAGATTAAGTGCTTTTAAAATAGCTATAATATCTTCTTTATATCCTCTACAAGTATTGATATTTTTTCTAAATATATTTTTATACTTTTTTGGAATCTACCTTCAGTACAATGCAGCTATTATAGTGTCGGACGAAGATTACAAAGATATGACGGATAAGGACTAATATAATTTTAGTGACAGATGGGCTATTTTATATGAAAAATATAACAAAAAGTACAAAAAGTGACAGATATATTAAAATAAGGGTGGAAAGCCCTTTCGTTTTTTGTTTCACAAAAATACGATCTCCCGAAAAGGTGTAATAACATGAAAGAATTACTAATAGCATTGTTTTTTAGCAGTCCGCAGCCTGTAAAGCAAGAAAAAAAACCTTGTGAAACAGATTTTTCTTTACTAAAACCAGAAACCCAGGTAAAATTAGGAATGGCATGTTCTACTGTTAATAGAACACATGTAGTGTGGTCTATTCGCAAGAGAAAGGAGATCTTAGAAAGTGACAAAGCAATTTAAACCAGAAACTGAAAAATGCCCTATCTGCGATACCAAGTGGACTAGAACTTCTTTTGGAGTTAATATATGGTATGATTGCAAACCTTGTGGAAAAACAGCAGAAGATATAGTTGTATTAAAAAAATCCTCTGCTTCTGGAACTAAAGAATATAGACTAGGTAACATAGAAGATTGGGAAGAGCTTATTTCTCAATTAGATTTTGATTATGATGGAGATGATTGGGACGGGACTTTTTAGACATGGACTTAAGATTATATGCAGGGTGTACTAATACTCTAGTCCTGTCTGCTACGGTGTATTTAAAAATATATGACAAATTTGGATACTTTTTTACAAGTAAAATGAACCATTCTGGTGCATATTCTATGAATTACTGGTTTTTTTTCGATAAAAAACTAGAAACTAGTCCAATGTGTAATGGTAATCAGGGATTTTTATTTAATTCTCAAGGTCAGGTATATGAATTAGAGTTTGATTTAGATAAAGGAACTTTTCGTGCGTTTAAGCCCATTTGAAGATAAAGAAAAAATTGAAAAAATTAAGAAAGAAAGAGAAGAATTACTTAGGATTCTAAGTACTTATAGCATTTCTGAGTCAGAAAAGAAGTTTATAATACGCAGAATAGATGTAATAACTGATAAATTACTAGAAAAAGCTAGATATTCTAAAAATAAACTATAGGAGTTGTCTTGGAAAAGATATACGTAGTGTTTTTGCACCGATTTGAAAACAAATTAATGTCTGGAGAGTTGATTAAAATAACAGATGCTGGTTTTTTCTGTATTAAAGCTCATGATAATAGATTTTATTGGGTAGACGATCCAGGAGATGTAAGATGGGTTGAATCTTATGATGCTTTAAGAACGTATGAAGACATAGAAAACTGGAAAAACGACTATAAATCCTATAAAATTTAAGTAAATGTATTACTTTTTATCCTTCTAAAATAACAACTATATTTATAAAGGAAGGAGAATAGAGCATGAAATTACTACAAATGTGTATTACCAATGAATTGGTGTATAATTTTACAGAATCCGAAGAAATATACGTAGGGTGGAAAGAATTACCATATTCACCAAGATTAAATAACATATTACAAGATTATGAAGACATTAGAAGAGAATTAAAAGCTTTACAAATCCTTTTTGAAAGAGAACTAGAAAGACTAGAAAGTGATAAAAAGGAAAGTTTTTAAATGAAAAAGCTATTATTAATCAACGAAATGACTCGATATAATTTCGCCTACTCAGAAAAACAATATCCTGGCTGGGAAGAGCTTCCAAAAACAGATCAGGAGTTAAATAGACTTATAGAAGAATATGAAGAAACAGTCACTGAACTTGAAATGTTACGTCTAAAAATAGACTATGCAATTCTTAGATGCGACATGGAAGGAAAAGACTAGCAAATTAGCCCTTAATTTGCCGTTTAAATTCTCTAAACACCCTAACCCTATACTTTATATGTCTTATCTAAAAAACGCAAATAAAGCTAATTTAAGAGGTTGTCGAAATTAAGTGTAATAAATAGGAGCAGTATTGAAATATATTAGAATATGGCTTATTGGAATTGATGATTCTTATGTTGATAGATTAGTCTCTGATGATATATACTTATATTTGGCAGATCTTGAGAAAAGCTTTGATCAGAATAAACCATATGCTCCACAGTTTAGAATAGAAATAATTAAAGATTATTTAGAGGATTTATGAATATAACAGAAAGTGCATTGGTTTTTGTATTAATGAGTTTTTTTTTGGGCATAACAGCAGTTGTTATAATTATATCAACTCCTTTAGTATTACCTGTATTATTATGTAAGTATATAATAGATCAATTAAATGGAGTAAAGTAAATGGTAAATAGGGTAGTATAGAGGTTATATTACGTGTAATAAATATATTTAGTACCTACGCACTCTCAGCCCTATACGTAACCAACAGTACACAGCTAGAACCACCCACCCCCCCTACAATCCCCATGCCAACTTTCTGGTATCGCTCTTGCATTAGCAATTACTATGCCAAGCATTCCCCCCTGCAAATACTGTGCCATATTGGTGGGCACGATTCTTGCATTAGCAAAATACTTACCACATACTTGGTACCATCCTTGCATACATCACTCTCCAATATTACATTATATAGACTAGAATATATAAAGTAACTAATTATCTGTCATCATTGTAATACTGAATTTTATTTTAATATAGTGTACTTTCCCCTTGACAGGAGTTGTAAGTGTGGTATACTAGTATTAGGAAATGACACGTAGCACAAAGAGAGGGACATATGATATCAGTATTTATTGGAGACTACCACTACAAGTACAATGGTGATGGCGGCATTATAACTAATACATTGATTGGTAACTCAGTATTACTAAGTAAAAAAGAGTCACAGTTATGCAACAAGAGTAATCTAAATATTACAAGTACTATAGTAAAACACCTAACTTGGTTAAAGGGAGAGTAATATGTTAACAGTAATTAATGATGACAGTAATAAATATAGATTTGTATATGATTCAATAAAGAACAAGGGCTATATAGAAACTGATAACAATACTTGGATTTTAAATAATAAAGACATATGTAACGTATTAGACGACTACAATAATTTAGAGTTTTTAGTCGGAACCATAGAGTTAACTGGTTCTTTATACTAAATACAATACCTTCTCCTTAGTTCTATGGATGGAACATTTTTTAGAAAAGTACTTGACAGGATATTTTAGATAAGATATAATTTATATAGAAAATGACACATAGCACAAGGGAGATATCATGCAACTATTAGAGGACTTTACTGGAGATTGTAGGAATGTACAGTATGATTATAGCTTATATTGTACTGATAGTGAGTTTATATTGGAGAGTTATTTGGAAGATGAGGTAATGGATAGAGTGATTTGGTATAAAAATTCAACTAATTATAAACTAATACTATCTTTAATTGAGACTATCAAAACAAGATAATACATTTAACACTTATACGGATATAATAGAATACATTTCAATGGTCCCACCGATTTAACAAGCATTGTTCAATGCAACATTATACACTTCTAAATAGCTCCAAGGATAAGGGGCTATATCTTTATAAAGCTACGTTTCAAGGCATAACAATACTTTACTAGTAGTCCGAAAAACTCTAGTTTGGTTATGTTATGCGCTTAACTTTATTTGTACTTTCGGTTAAGGCTTTAGCTATCAAGCTCTGATTGGTCGCATTTTAGAGCGTGTACTTACTCTTTATACTAAACTAAGCGTTCCGCTACAAACTTAATCCCTCGACTTGTAGTGATATACTAACCTAAGTTAGTGGGGCTATCCTAGTCGCCTCTTGCATGTACATCTTAAGGCATTTTTTTACGGTCTTAGTCTTATATATATATAGTTGTTAAATTTAATTACTTACGGATAAGTTACGGAATTGTTACTCTTTTATTGAAATCATTACAATATTACATTTTTTTACACACTATGTTATTTTTTTGTTGCATTGCATTGCGTTATACACTATAATTAATATTAAGGAAATAAACAAAAGAGGGACCGTATGAACAATCAAACAAAAATTACAGAATCAATGGACGCTTTTACAAAGAGTACTTATTTGATGTTATACAAAGAGTTAAATATTTTATTAAAAAAGATAGAAGTTTATAATATTATGTGGGGAAACGATAGTAATGAAGTAAAAGAATTAGATCAAAAAGTTTATGACATTAATATTAAGTTACTAAATATTTTAGATAATCATAGGGGCTTGTAATGTTTATACACGATATCTTAATATATTTAATTATAACTGCTTTATGTATATTTTTTAGTATAATATTAGATATTTATGAATCATACAAAGTTTATAGAAATAAAAAGAAAGATATAAAAAGCTAATGGTATTAAAAAGGGAGTATAAAAATGAGAATAATGTCAAGGATTGTAATTTTATCGGCTGAATTAGAAAATAACACTTCAGAAGAGAATAAAAGAAGAACCTCTAATTTAGAAAAATGTCTTGCTGAGTGTAATTTTCATTATGGAAAATCTCAAGGATTTTATCAAGGTAATTTAGAAAATAGTTTTGTAGTTGTGGTAAGGGATAATGTAGAATTAGAGGCTTTAAAGTCATTTGCTTTCTTAAACTTCAAACAAGAGTCTATTTTACATCAAGATAGTAATGGTTTAAGTTGGTTGATTTACTCAGATGGAAAAGAGCAAAAGCTAGGTAAATTACAAAGAGTTGATGAAAAAACAGCAAAGAGTAAAAATAATTATACAAAGTTAAATGATTTATACTATACTATTTAAAGACATTGTACTAAATGGAGAAATTAATGGATAAAACTAGATGGATCAAAACAGAGCAGCAATTCAAAAAGAATAGTATAGTTGAAATTACAGAACCTAATGGTCTTTTAAAAAAGTCTACTAAAAAAACATATAGAGTAATCATGTCAAGTGATATTCTAAATAGAGATGAGGACGGTTATTATGTTACAATTTTTGAAGAAATTAGCAAACAAGATAGTGAATAGAAAGTATAATACTCAATTTAATAAAATGAGATTAGACTTTATAAAGGAAAAGGATTTATGGAGTTAGGAGCATTGGCTTTTATGTTTAGCAATATTGATAATCTTCATGATCTTTTTAGATTAAAATGTATATTTTAATAAAATAGTTGACACGTTGCATATAATTTAGTAAAGTAACTATAGGAAAGGAAATAATAATGAATAAAAGGCTTATAGAAGACATTGACGGCATGGAAAATGACCTTTTAAGACATTACGAATCATGTTCTAAAGATGAATTAGTTGATCTTATAATGGAATTAAAACATGAGGGACAAGACGAAAATGATTTTATAGAAGACTGGATAAACCTTTGTAATGGTAAAGTTGTTAATAAAAATGATATCGACCTAAGAATTGATTATGCAATGGAATATGAGAGGGATAAATGATAGTATATAATTATAAAATAGAACCTAAAGCATACTTACGTGAGGCAAACTTACGTGGAGCAAACTTACGTAAGGCAGACTTAAGTGGAGCAAACTTACGTGGAGCAAACTTACTTAAGGCAGACTTAAGTGGAGCAAACTTAAGTGGGGCAAACTTACGTGAAGCAAACTTGTATGGGGCAAACTTACGTGGAGCAAACTTAAGTGGGACAAACTTGTTTTGGGCAAACTTAAGTGGAGTAAACTTAAGTGGGGCAAACTTGTATGAGGCATACTTAGGTAAGGCAAACTTAAATAAAACAAACTTAGGTGGGGCAAACTTACGTGGGGCAAACTTAGGTGGAGCAAACTTACGTTGGGCAAACTTAGGTGGGGCAAGCTTACGTAAGGCAGACTTACGTGGGGCAAACTTGTATGAGGCATACTTAGGTAAGGCAAACTTACGTAAGGCAGACTTAAGTGGAGCAAACTTAAGTGGGGCAAACTTACGTGGGGCAAACTTAGGTGGAGCAAACTTAGGTGGGGCAAGCTTACGTAAGGCAGACTTACGTGGGGCAAACTTACGTAAGGCAGACTTAGGTGGGGTAGACTTGTATGGGGCAAACTTTAGTGGAGCAGACTTAAATGAGGCAAACTTTAGTGGAGCAGACTTACGTGAGGCAAACTTAAGTGGGACAAACTTAGGTGGAGCAAACTTACGTAAGGCAGACTTACGTTGGGCAGACTTTAGTGGAGTAAACTTAGGTGAGGCAGAATTACGTGGAGCAAACTTAAATGAGGCAAAAGGTATAATGTCTTTTAATGGGGAAAAAGATTTATTAGTGTATTTTTATTACGATAACGAACATTATTTTAAGATAGGATGTAAAGTATTACCTTATAAAGATTGGTTAAAAGACTATAAAGAAATAGGTAAAGAAAATGACTATACAAATGATCAAATAGAACTATATGGGAGTGTTATGAAATTATTTAGTAAGTATGATCTAAGTGAGGTTTAATTATGGCAAGTGTTATGTATGACATTTCTTGCACTAAATGTGACTATAGAAATTACGACAAGTATAATAAAACTAAATGCCCTGTTTGTAAATCAAAGGCACATGTAGTAAAAGAATGACAAGACCATGATGAATAAAGGAGTATTGAATGATTAAAGATCCAAGTAAAATAAAAAGCGGTATGTACATAATTCATACTAAATTTAAAAAATATTATTTTGTTACTAAAGTTTCTCATGGTTATGTTTACTTTGAAGACAATAACGGAAAAGGCATTATGCCAATAAACTTTTATCTAAATAAACATCATTTTACAATAGGGATTAAAAAATGAAATATATTGATATTGAATTAAACGGTATAAATACAAATGATTATCCAGACTTTTGTGATGCTTTTATATCTAGTGCGAATGTTTTACTTGATAATGAAGACATAAGAGAAGCGACGGAGAAAGAATTGGATGAATTAAATCAAGATAGTAGTTATGTTTATGATCTAGTAGTTGAAAGGATATTTTAATGGAAGTTGATGCAATGATAACTATTTTAGGAATTATAGCTTTATACTTTACTTTAAAAGTTTATGATTTATTTTAAAGGATGACAATGATAGGACAAAAAATACTACGATTTGATAATTCTCTAGATAATTCTTTACTATTTTTTGAAAAAATATTCAATATAAAAGTAAAAGGATATTCAAAAAAAAGTATAGTAGAAATATTAAATTTAATGCCAGATGGAAAAAGAAAAATACTAATCAATAAAGATATAATATTTTTAGATATAAACAACGCAAAAAAGAAACCTGTTGATTTTAAGAAAAAAGGATATAAATATCAAGCTAGTAACAAAGATGGTACTTTATTAGCAATAGACTATACCTTAAAAGGTTTAGCAAAAAAGTTAAATATTTGTACATCTACCGTACAAAATTTACTAAAAAATGAAACAAAAGAAAAGAATTTTAGAGGTCGCCCAAGTAAAGATTTTATTATAGAAAAAATACTAATGAGCGACAAAGAAAGGATAGAAAATAAAACAAAGCAACCAAAACATTTATATGAAGTATTTTTAAAAGGTAAAAGTATTGGAAAATTTTATGGACAAAAAGAAACAGCTAATAAAATTGGAGTTGGGTTAAATACCCTTGCTAGATATTTAAGAGGCGAAATAAAAAACAAAAATGGTTATACGGTCAAAAGAATTTCTGATAAATGTAGTTAGTTATAAAATAATAGTTGACACGTTGCGTATAATATGAGATAATAATAACAGGAAAGGAGTATTAATATGTTTATTTTAAATAAAGGACATATAAGGAAAAAAGATACTAGGACTTATAAAAACTTTAAACATTGGAGTAAAGATAAACCACTAGAAATAATAAATGAACCCTATAACCGTGGTATAAATGGTCATGATTATCAGCCTTACATAGAAGAAATTAAACAAGCTTATTACGAAAAGGTGAATAAAAATGAATAAAAAAAGAGTTAAAACTATAGGAGAGTGTTATGAATAAAGAAAAAATTATTAAACTAGTAGGAAATAAATTTTTTACAATATCGTTTATTAAAAAAGATGGTACTTTAAGAAAAATGAACGCAAGACTTGGAGTAACTAAGTATTTAAAAGGTGGGAAAAAATTTTATAATCCAGATGATTTCAACTACCTAACAGTTTTTGATCTTGGAAAAAAACAATATAGAACCGTTAACTTAAATACTGTAAAAGAAGTAAAGTCTAACAAAGAAACTTTAACTTTTTAGGAAAATAATATGCTAACTACTTTACTTTTAGGCGGTATAACTCATCACTATATTGCAACTGATCTTAACTACTGTAATCAAATAAATGAAGTCGGAACAATACAAAATAATTATGTAGGGGCTTTAGTTGGCTCTAAAGGTTTGCAAATTGGTTTAATTATGGGAAAAGATTCAGCTTGCGGAGATATAGTTGGACCTATTGCGTCTTTAAATGTAAACGATAGCTTTAGCTTTATAGTAGGTGGGTATAATACAAATCATAAAAAGTTTTACGATAGGGACATAACTCCTATAACTTCTGGAAACATTACTCCAGTTTTGGGCATTGATTATAAAATACCATTATATAAAAAAAACGACACTATAATAGCATTAGACAATATTGTGTCTTTTGGTATTATAACACATGCTATAACTATATCATTTTAAAAGGAATATATTATGTTAATTTGTATGACAACTATTATTATTAACTTAACTAGTTTTCCACTAAATAATACAGATTTTAAAGCTATAAAAAGAAGTCAATATGTATGTTCTAGTGATTCTAGGTATGGCGATCAGCCATGTTTAAAAAAATTTGTTAAAAAAGAAAAAAGAGTATATAATGCTACATGTGGATTAAAGGAGAAAAAACAATGAATTTAAAAGAAATTACAAAAATTGAAAGTACTATTGATAATCTTTTATCAGACTATGATTTAGCAATGTCTAAAAAAAATTATGAGAAGTCTGTAAATATCGTACAAAAAATTGAAAAAGAATTGGAAAAGCTTGACGATAATGAAATTAGCATTGACAGCGAAAGCATACAATAGGGATCTTATGAACATAGCGGATAAAATAAAAAAATTTGATAACATGATTCCTGCAAATGTAAAGCAGTTTGAGGAGTTGTTCAAGATTAGACTAAAAGAAAGACATAAAGAAGATGATTTGGTAGAAGTATTAGAACCCATTGGTTCTGGTTTTAGAAAAATATTAATAAATGAAAAAGAGGAAGTTATAGACTTATGTCCTGTAGTTGATGGAAGATCTAAAGAAGATCTATATTCTGGTGGAAGAAAGTTTTACAAATATGTAGCAACTTGTCCGAAAGGGAGCTTATTAGCAGAAGCTTATAGTATGAATGAAATAGCAGATAAGCTAAAAGTAAGCAAAGAAACTATTATAAATATAATGAAAAGAAATAGCGAGCAAGTAAAAAATACGGGGGGTAGGCAAAGATTACCCATCTTAATAAAAAGAGAAGAGTTAAAGAATAAAAAAGATAGAAAACTAGTTACTAAAAACAAAAAAAGATTTTATTTTATCGTAACAAAAGCTGGAAAAGAAATAGGAAAATTCATAGGTGCTAAGGATGCTGGAAAAGCTATTGGAGTATCAGAAACTAGTATAATTCACTATTCCCAAGGGAAAACTAAAAATAAAGAAGGGTATAAAGTTAGAAAGGAGGAGATTAAGTAATGGAAAATATTATAAAGTATAAAAATAGAAAGTTATATAGTCGTAAAATTAGCGAGTATGTTAATTTAAATTATATAATTGATTTAGTTAAAAGCGATCAAAGTTTTATAGTATCAGAGTATACTTCAAATAAAGACCTTACTAACTTAACACTATCCGAAGCTATTTTAAAAATAAATGTAAACACAGATGAGCTAAAATCATTGATAAAAAAAGGAAAATAAAATGGAAAATAATTTAAACTTACTAGCATTACTTCAAAAGAAATTATTTGAGAACGACTTAGATGTAATACTTACAATAAGTAATAAAATTACACTAGAACTAGAAGACCTGTCTACAAAAACAACCGTAGCTGTAGTAAAAGGAAATAGTTTAGAAGATGCATATGCAAATCTATTAGGAACTTTGGCTAATAATGCAAGAGCTTTAAAAACGTACGATGGTTTAAGTAAATTATAATACTTTTATTTGTACTATTATTTTTAATATTTTGCTACATTATAGGAACAGAACAATGATATTTATAAAACTTGCATTAATTGTAACATTGTGTTATATTTTTAGTAGAGGTTTGACGGCTAACTATGAGTTAGAAACCAATAGTTATAAAAAAAGACTGGAAGAGACTCAAGAAAGAGTTAAAGAAGCTTACGTTCTTATGCAAGAAGAGAAAAAAATGTTGATAAATACTATAAGTGAACTAAGAATTGAATTAAATCAATATAAAGATAAGAGGTAACTATGCCAAAAATTGACCCGAAATTCATTAGCTCTGCAATGACAGACGATACTGAATTATTGGAGCTTGATAATAAAAAAGTAAATAGATCAGGCGATACAATGCAAGGTGATTTAAGCTTGGGTAGTAATAGTCTAACAAATATAAAAAGTATTTATTTTGAGCCGACACTAGTTACTACCTCAAATAATGGAGTTTATGAAGTTTCTCAAAATCTATCTAGTAACTTTATTATAGTCGGTACAGGTACTGGATTTTCTTTAAAACTACCCCTAACTTCTTCTTTAAATAGTGGATATTTGTTAAATTTACATAATGCCTCTAGCGAAGAAGTTTCTGTAAACAATAATGATAATACTTCTTTTTCTACCATAGCATCAAACAACACTTTACAATTGTTATTTTACAATAGCTCTTTTTATAAGTTATTAAAAGAGCAAGTTGTAGAACCTAGTTCAGATTTATTAGTCGACTCTTTTAATATAGTAAACAATATAACTTCTTTTTCTAACATTACAGGAGCATTGATAGATTCTAGTTTGAAATCTACTATATTACATTACAATGTTTCTAGAAGTGTTGATAACTTAGACTTTACAGAAGTAGGAGAGATGAGGGTTATTAAAGAAGGATCTGAGTTTAGCATATCAAATAACTTTTCTGGAAGTTATGCGGGAGTTGATTTTAGTATAACCAATAATGGACAACTGCAATATAAAAGTAATAATATAAGTGGATCAAATTATAACGGATCATTAACTATTAAAACACTATCCAGTTTTTAAAAGGGATGATATGGATGTTAAACTTATAATAAAACTATTTAGAGAATCAGATTATGTAAGTTTTATAAAGTTTTTACAAAATTTATATAAAGAAAAGGAATAACATGTTATTAAAAAATTTAATCATTTTAATCGTATTTTGCGTATTTTCTTCTTGTGCCTTAAATTTGCCAGAAAGAAGCGTTAAAAAGAAAAAAAACAAAACCCATATACAAAGATTAAAGGAATGTATTGATGACTTTATGACAGAACAAGGTGTAGATATTGAGGATGCTTTTGCTATTTGCGAGAAAATACATAGGAGATAATTTTGAATATATTTTTTACAGATAAAAGTCCTTTAAAATCTGCTAAGTACTTAGATACTAAAAGAGTAAATAAAATGATACTAGAAAGTTGCCAAATGCTTTCAACGGCAGTAATACAAAATGGAGGACATGCTCCATATAAATCTACTCACAAAAATCATCCTAGTACTTTATGGGCTACTCATAGTTATGAAAATTGGACATGGTTATGGAATCATATGGTAGCTTTAGCATTAGAATATAAAAAACGTAGAGGAAAAGTACATAAGTCTTTTATTAAGTTTATAAACTCAGACATAAAACTACAGGCTAGAAAATTGATACCATCCAATGGATTAACTAAAAAGCCTAATTGTGCGGCTAATCAGCAATTTAATGTTAGTTACAAACATGTAGATAATGTATATGAAGCGTATAAATTATACTTGAATGATAGATGGGATACTGATAAACTAATTCCTGTATGGGAGTAATATGACAATCCAATTATCACATTCTGCAGCTAATAAATACGAACAATGTCCTGCAATGTATAAATATCATTACATTGATAGGATAAGACCTATTTCAAATAGTAGTGCCTTATATTTTGGTAGTGCATTAGATGAATCTTTTAATGTACTTTTAGAGTCTAAGAAAAGTATGCAACTGGGTATAGAAGCACAGAATATATCATTATTACAAAAAGCAATTATAGAATTTGAAGACCAATGGGATGACAAAGTTGATCAAAATAACATAGATTACTTTAAATCCGACATAGACCTATCCCTGCTAGATCAATCCGACCTAAAAGACTTAACTGTATTTGACCCAGAAGTTAGAGATCACGAATTATTTATAAAAGAATGTTTTGATATTATAAAAAATAAAGAAGAACTATCTCCAGAAGATAAAATATTATATAAAAGAATAGCTTGGGAATGTCTGCTAAAAAAGGGTAGCATGTTAATAAAAGCCTATCATGACGACATTTTGCCAAAAATCCATACAGTATTTGATATACAAAAAAAAGTAGAGTTACCAGATGATAGAGGTAATATTCTAATAGGGTATATTGACGCTGTAGTTAGCTTTATAGATGCTCCAGATAGAAAGGTAGTATTGGATAACAAATCAAGTTCAAAAGCTTACACAGAAGACTCTGTGGCTAATAGCCCACAACTAGCAACTTATGTAGAACATGAGGGATTAGAATGGGGAGCTTATGGAGTTGTAGAAAAAAAAATAAGAAAAAGAGAACCTAAAACTAGAACACAATTAATTATAGATAAAATACCAGAAAAAACTATTGACGAAACATTCAAAGTATATGATAATGTACTAGAGGGAATCTCTATTGGTTTCTTTGAAAAAAACTATGATTCGGGATGTTATTTTTTTGGTAAACCATGTCCATACTATTCTTACTGTAGAAGTGATGGACAAAATAAAAAGGGATTAAAAGGAATTTAAATGGCAGCATTAGAAAAACTTACAAAAAAAGACTTAATTGCCCTAGCTAGAGAGTTGAAACAGGAAAACAAATTATTAAAAAAAGAGTTAGATAACTTAAAAAACGGTGAGTTAGATGAAAATAAACTTCCATTATTTGCAAATACCTATTACAAAAACGGTAACTCCCATGTAGTAGATGTTTTAAAATATTCTCCAGAAAGCAATAATGTAAAAGTTGTTCAACAAATTAAAGAAAGTAGTAAAGAATTAGCACTATATAGATTAGAAATGGTAATAGCAGAAAAAATGTATCAACAAGTATATAATTCGGAGGTATTAAATGGGTAAACTTACAGAAACTTTAAATGCAAGACATGAAGATTTAGATTTTGAACTAGGAATGTTATTGAATAATAGACAATTACTAGAAAAAATTGCTCCTAAGTTGGGCATTGAAACAGAATTGTCTAAAGTAGTTAGTACTTTAGAGTCTCATTTAATTACGAAACTAGATGTAGATGTAGAAGAAATTGCAGAAGAAGAAGAAATTACTGTAGATAAAGTAGATAGTAAGTTAATAGAATACTCTTTAGGAGAAGCTTTCAATCAGTCTAGAGTTGAAATGAAATCTTATCTACAAATTGATAACATGATTAGTCAAATCATCAATTTAGGTGGAGCGGAAGAAGAGGTCCAGGGATTGAGAGAATTTAAAACAAGATTAGAATCTACTGTATTTAGTAGATATGACATTACAGAAAACGACTTAAAAGAGGAGATCTCAGATGAGTAATGAAAGCTTATTTGACTCTTTAAGTAAAGTAAACGTAAATGATAAAACTGAAAAGAAAGGTAAATTTACTTATTTATCTTGGGCTTTTGCTTGGGGAGAACTGAAGAAAGTAGCTCCAGATGCCAGGGTCACAGTTTATCATAACGAAAAAGATAATATGCCATATTTTGAATCTGAAGCTGGAGTTATTGTAAAAGTTGGAGTAGAAGTAAATGGAGTAGAACATATTAGCTACTTGCCTTTAATGGACTTTAAAAACAAATCTATTTCCAAAGATGTCTTTGACATGATGGATGTCAATAAAGCTATACAAAGAGCTACGGTAAAAGCCATTGGATTACATGGATTAGGACTTTATATTTATGCTGGAGAGGATCTTCCCGAAGATGAATCTGGAGAAAAAGAAGTTAAAAAAACTAGTACAAGGTCTAAAAAAGTTGGAACTAGTCAAGAAACCAGTGTTGATAGTTCTGAAACTACTACTGATATAAGTCTGATTGCAAAAAAAGAAACTAAAAACAAACGAGGATTTAGAAGGAGAACTGCAGAATGAGTGAGTTAAAACAAGAATTTGAAAAACTAGCAAAAATATCAGCTCAACTTACAATAGACTTACAAGATTCTGCAATTAATTTAAAAAAGAAAGAATTAAGTAGGGTATTTATGGCAGTAATGGAATATCCAGTACCTCCTAGTAAAAGTCTAACTAATCAAATAGAAGTTGATGTTTATAAAATGGGAGCCGCTTTAAAAGAAATGCAGCTAAAAATGGGGATGGTTAGTTTAGCTCTTAAAGAGCAGGAGAAGAAAGATGACTCAGAAAGTTAGAGCATATAGAATTAATGAAAAGAATCTAAAAAGAAATGTTATTCCTAACTACACTGACTTAACAGACGGAGTTGCTAACATTAGTCCTGTAAAAATTAGAAATATGGGATCTTGGCATTACCATGTAGCAGAAGATGTTAAGGGAAATGTTTATCTAATAGAAGATGATCTGGTTAGACAATATAAACTTTATGATAGAAACTTAGGAGTTACAGAAACTCCATACATGTTAGATTCTGTTGGTACTTCTGAAATAAACAAAAGAAAAGTAAAAATAGAAGAAAATAATGCTTTACAAAAAGATTCTAAAAAGCTAAACTTAAATAGTGATGTAGATGTTGAAGAAGATACAGAAGAAAATATTGAACAGATACAACAAAAAATACAAGAGCTAAGAAAATCAAAGGAGACTACAAATGACAAGAACATCTAGAAGAACTTCCACAAGAGAAAATACTAACTCAGGTAACTTAAAAACTACAGGATACGTGACATTATTTGAAGTTAAAAAAGGCGAAGATGGTTCTGAGTATATTCAATTTGTAAAAAACTCTGATTATGTTAACATTGAAATTAATGGAGTAAACGTAAATGGTAAAACTATTTATGTAAATGATCCAGCAGAAAAATTTCAAATCATGTTAGAAAACGGAACAATGACAGAAAATCAGGCTGAAGATCGTATATCTAAAATTCCTGATTATATTATCGAAGAAGGTACAGTAAAGTTAAATTAAGTTTCTCCCTCTCCTTTTCTTAATTTAACTTATATTTCCGATAGCCCCTTAATTGGGGCTTTTTTTAAAGAAGATTAATTTAATGTATAATAAAGAAGACTATAGAGACTGTTTACACTCTCTTTTATCACATTATAAAAGACACGGTTTTGGAGAAATGTCTCTTTACTCTGCTTTAACTGGAGTTCCTACCATAGTTGTGTATGAACTATTGATGGAATTAGTACCAGAAGAAAAAGAGAATTGTGAAGAAAGAATTAAAGCCATAAAAGATTTTTTTGGATATAAATAACTACATGTGTTATAATAAAAGGAGCTGTAATGAAAGGAGGAGTGGTGAATTTTGCACAAAAAAGAAGAGAACAAGCTGGTATAAGATCTCTTGGAGAACTTAGAAGAAGTGGTAGAGTCAAGAAAGGAAGCGACCCTGCTTTATATGTAAAATCTACTCCAGAATTTGATTGTTTAGTACATAAATGGAGTCGTAAAGAAGTTCTTGGAGTACTTGGAGACAGCGGTGTTGGTAAATCAGAAGTAGTACTTCAGTTAATGAAAGACGTTCTAATATCAAATAAAAATAGTTGTGCTGTTTATGTTTCTCTTGAAATGACTGACCAAGAAATTGCTAAGAGATGGTTTGATATGACTGGAGATGATGAGGACCTTTCCGAAAGATTATTCATTTTATCTAGATATGATGATGAGGGTAAGTCAAGAGATTCCATTAGTATGAGGTGGATTAAAGAGCAGTTAAATGTTTATAAAGATGCTATTGGAGATGTTAGTTGTTTTGCAATTGATCACTTGCATGTAATTGGAGAAAATGATCCAAGTACGCTAAACTCTATAATGGTTATGGTAAAAGAAATGGCAGTTAATTTAGATGCTTTAGGAATAGCTATGGCACAGGTTAACAAGTCTTCTGGAGGTAAAGGGGAAATACCTTTAGATGCAGATTCTGTTTTAGCATGTAGTCAGTTTAAGTATATTGCTAACAACATTATCCAGATCCATAGGCCTATACTCAGACTAGAAGAAGATGCTGGAATTAGCATCCTTGGATGGGGGTATGCAAAAATTAGAGAAGCTCATAAAAATGATAAAGTTAAACGTGGGCAAAATAAACTACTAGCTTATGATAGAGAGCTGAGAATGTTAAGAAAAATGACTACAGAAGAGTACACAATATTCAAATTATATTACAATACTCTCCTAGAAATGAAGTCTGCAGAAGAAAGAAACAAAGCTTTTTCTTATGATCTTACTAAGAAAATAATGGGCAAAGATGGAAAAGAAATAGAAATTAAAGAAATTTTTAGTGGAGATAAAGCAGAAGATTAGAGGTAGCTTATGGAAATAGAAGAGTCTATGGAAATCATTCAAGATAGTATAAGTGGATATTTTTATTCTCACAATAATGGATACGAGATAATGTACGGAAAAGGTTTTCTTTGGAGACTAAGACCTATTAACAATGGGGAATGGAAAGAATTTAATATAGAAACTTCTATTAATATATTTAATGAAAATAAATTAGATTTATATAATTTTCAAAATGAACTATATAATACTGTTTTGGACTATGCCGTTTACTTAAATACTAGATCAAAGTTGATAAAAGAAAAAGTGGGAGAAGAAGTAATACAAGAAAGAATAGAGTCTTGGGAAAATTTTGGTAGACAGTTAATTGAAGTTATTGAAAAGACTGAAAAAAAAAATACTATTAAGTTAGTTTAAAAAAGGAAGGAGATGGCTATTAAACTTTCTATATTCCCAAAAGCAAAAGCTCATCCTAAGTCAAAGGAAGAAAAAGTTAAAAATGCTAGATTTGCATCTAGTCCTTATAATCCAAAGACCATTTCTTTTGATAACGAAAACGAGTTAATAGAGATTATTACTAAATATGCCTGGAGTCCATTAATATTTGAAAATTATAGAAGAGAGTCTGATTTTATAAAAACAGATTTAATAGCGTTTGATATAGACGACGGCATGACTATAGATGAGGCTGAAAAAATAGTAGAAAAGTTGGAACTTTGCGCACTGTGTATGCCTAGTACTAGTCATTCTGAAGTTCATCATAAATTTAGATTAATATTCCCTCTTTCAAGAGCTATATACGATATTGATGAATATAAGGAAACTTATATGAAATTAGCAGAATACTTTCCCGTAGACTCACAATGCAAGGACCTTGCGAGGTTTTACTATGGATCTACAATGGACGATGGTTTTTGGATAGACGGCAACCTATATACTCCCATAAAACCTAAGCCTGAGCTCTCAGATACTTTTAATAAACTTAGCTACTCAGATACAATTGAAGTAGGAGAAGACGTTGAGGACATTGTTAAAGCCTTATACGGAGAAGTTAGAGAAAAGATACCAGAACAAGTAGATTTTTTCATTAGAGAAGCTAATACAGGACTTCCTGGAGTTTGGCATAATTCAGCAAACAGTTTCATATTTACATTAGCACTACAAAATGTACCATTCCAGAATATAGCTGCAGTATTTGAAGAATTAGCTCCTGAAAGCTTAGATGCTCATGACGAGGATTTACTAGAAAGGGCTTATAAAGATGGTCAGGAAAAGAGAAAAGAGGAAGAAAAAGTACAAAATAGACCAAAAAAGAAGCGATCTAGTATTTTTAGGAGATAATGTGAGTTTAGTAATAGATGTAAGAAGTAAAGAAGAGTTTGAACAAGGCCATGTTGAAGGATCTATAAATGTACCTTTAGAAGAATTTGAAGATTATATAAAAACTCTGGATAAAGACACTAATGTAACCATAGTTTGTAGGTCTGGAAAAAGAGCTGGGCAAGCATTATTTATTTGTATAAAAAATAACTTAGTTAATTCAAAAAATGGTGGAAGTTACTTGAATTTACGGAGATAATATGAAAGATTTATATGAAGATCTAATAGATTGTATAAAAGAGTATGGAATGCTAAAAGGAATGTATTATAGTGATATGTTTCTTCCTATTTATAATCTAATTTGGCTACCAAAAAGATTTTATAACTACGTAGATAAATTTATATACTATGGGAAAGCTGGTACAAAAGCCCATGACTTTGACGCTGACAGCCTAGATATTTTAATATATTCTCATATAAAAAGAGTAAGAAAGTTTATGGACTCTGATAAAACTCATCTTATGTGGAATAGCGGAAGAAAAAGAGGACTTATAAGAAAATTATATGAGCTAGAAGAGTTGTGTAAAAGAAAGGTAGAAAACGAATTTAATGATGGATACTATATGTCTTTGTATTATAAAAAATATGGACATTTTAACTTACTAGAAAACTTAAATGAAGGTATAAAAAATAAAGAAGCATTTAAAAAAGCTTATGCAAAAGACTTAGAAATTGCAAAAAGTAGAAAAAAAAGGTATGATAAGTTAATGTCAGAATATTTAGATAAATTCTGGGATTAAGGAGATGCTATGTATTGTCCTGATAGATCGTTAATAGTTAGGTTTAAAAAAGATGATGAAACTACTTACAAAGTATTAGGAGGATGGAGAGGAGGCTATCTAGACGGAGATAGTTGGAGATTAAATAGCGGAATTGAAAACATAAAAGAAGACGGAGACTATTACTTGCTTAAGGGACTTAGCGGATCAGTTTATAAATGTCACAAAAAATCTTACGGTTCTACTCTTGTAATGCCTTTTATATTTGATGAAGAAGAAAAAAATAAAGATATTATTAAAGTTTTTAAAAATTATGATGAATTTAAGGTAGATTATGAAAGCTAAATTAGAATTTGACCTAGACGATCCAAGCGATAGAAAAGCTCATAAAAGATGCGTTTCTGCTACAGATGCATATTTATGTTTGCACGATATCGACAATATGCTTAGGCAAAAAATAAAGTATGAATTACCAATGGAAGAAGATTCTAATACTGCCTTACTAACTGTAGAATCTATTAGAGAGGAGATTCACTCTATACTAGAGTTACATAGTATAGATATGAATGATTTAGAATGAACACTAACAAAATACACTGCTGCATTGACCTAGAATTAGAACAGCCACACACAAACCACCAAACTCCCGACTCTCAGTTAAATAAAGAGATGATAATTCAAGTAGGGTACGTTATATACGAAATAGAACCTGAGTTTAAGGTATTGGAAGAAGTAAGTGATTTCATTAACATTGGTGTTAAACTTTCTGAGTTCATAAAAAAATTAACAAAAATATCTGACGATGATATAAAATCTGGAATAACTTTAGAAGAATCTTACAATAGATTGGTAGATCTTCAAAAAAAATATAACTTTCCTAGAGTAATCAAACAGTGGGGAGGAGGAGACATGGACTGTCTTAGAAAAGAACTTCCTGATGTAGAATGGCAATTTGGAAGATCTGGAATGAATATAAAACATTTGTATCAAATGTATGCAGAAGCAAATGGATTAAATAGAAGTGGAGGTCTGTCAAAATGTATGAAAAGATGTGGATTAACTTGGCAAGGTAGTGGAAAACATAATGCCGTTATTGACGCATTAAACACGGCTAGATTTCATCACTTTTTATATAATAAAATGAAAGATATATAAAGGAGCTATTATGAAATATTTTATTTTTTTGTATATTATTTTAACAAATCAAGTATTTGCTTTTAATGGTAAAAATTATTTTAATCAAAACTGTACAGCCTGTCATAGTGTTGGAGAAGGTGATAAAATAGGTCCAGACTTAGCTGAGTTATCTAAAAGAAGAGATGTTGATTGGATAGTAAAGTTTATAAATTACCCAGAAGGCATGATTTTTGGAGACGAAGAAGAGGAAGGCTATGAAAAGCCAGACCAAACTGCAGTTAAGGTCTATGAATTATACAAACCTACTATAATGCCAGAACATGAAATAAGTAAAGAAGAAGTTAAAGAGGTATTAAAATATATTGACTCTTTACAAAAAAAACCAAAAGGTAAAATAACAACTTTAAAATAAATCTTACCCTCACCTTTGATTTTTTTTAAATAAAATGATATTATATAAAAAGATCGTCTGTGAAACAGGGAGAATTTTAATGGTGCGATTTTTTTTACTCTTTTTTATAGCTTCATGTGCCGTAAAGCCGACTATAGGTATTGAAATGGACAATAACAAAACAGACCCTTACATAAAGGCTAAATTAAGAGAATTTAAAATAAGTACAAAAACTCCTATAAAATTTAAAGAAGTGGAAGATAAATACGTTGCTATATGTAAAAAATATAAAACAAACGCTCTTAATGTAATATACATAAACAGAAAAGAGTGGGATAGAACTTCAGAGGTACAAAAAAAGTTGGTACTTATTCACGAAATAGGACATTGTGATAAAAACTTAGAACATACTAATAAACTATTAAAAGATAAATGTCCTGTTTCAATTATGTACCGATCTTTGTTTAGTTCAAGATGTTTTAAAAAATACGAAAATAAATACTATAATCAAGTTTTTGGAGTTAATAGGTAATATGAATATAACTAAAGACGATTTAGGAAAATATGTTATATTAAAAGATAATACAAAAGGTAAAATAACAGTATTTGATGATTCTACCATGCCAGTTTTTGTTAAACACGACCCAGGAAAAAATTACATAGTAAACGGAACTTGGCATTACGCAGATGGTAAATATTCAAACAGAAACATGGAAAATTTTGATATAATATCTTTTGTAGAAGATTTTAATATAGACAGAGAACTAAATAAAGACAATTGTAGCCATGAATGGCAATATTATTTAGGACTTTCTCAGCAATTTTACTATTGTAAGATCTGTGATAAAAAAAAGGAAAATATATGATAAATTACTTTACTAACAAAGAAAAAGAAAAGTATCCAATAAAAGTAGAAAAAGAAGTAGAGTTGACAAAAATTAAAGTAGATTTAATGTTTATTGGTAAAAGTAATGAAGTAGAAATATATACTGAATTTGCTACTGGAGAGCATGAAGAACAAGATAAAGATACTATATTAACTAACTTAATGCATGAATCCTCTGCTAAAAGGTACTTTTTACTTCCATTTCACGGAAAGTGCATTAGTACAGATTACTATACTTTAGCAAAAGCTACTATTATAAATACTGATAAAATAAAAAAGAAAGTACTTTGTTATGAATTTAAAGAAATTACCAATTAGAAGAATTATGTTATTACTAGCGATATTTGCTATCACTTTTAGTAGTTTAGTAACATTTGTTCCATTAAAATCAGGAATAGAATCTTCTCTAATGTTTTATGTTTTAAAAACTAAAGAGTTATCTGATGGCAATCTAGATGGAACTAATCTTAACATTAACTTTGGTAGTCAAAAAGATGGAGTATTGGCAACTTGTTATTTTTTTAGAGGAGAGGTAATAGTTAATAAAAAAAGCTGGAATAAATTAAATTATCATGGTAGAATTTTACTGATAGCACATGAAATAGCTCATTGTTATAAAAAAATAGGTCATATAAATAAAGTAGACAGTTGGGGATGTGCTGATAATTTTATGCACTATAAAGATACAGGGATTTGGTGTAATAAATATAATTTTAAAAAGTATGTTAAGCAGATGAAGGAGATCTAGTGGACGTTAATTCTGGATTGAGCAATGTTAAAATGTGGAAGTTGTTCATGGAAGTGTATGATATGGACGATGATTATCTCATGGAAGAAATACTACATTTAGACCACGATAGGCATCCTCAAATAAGTAAAATTATAGGTAATTATTTAAAAAAGGGAGAAATAACCGAAGAAGAAAGACAGGCTTTATTAGGATATTACTTACTATACTGGCATGATGACGAATTTGAGGACTAATGGTTAAAAAAGATTATAAAATAATTACAGATATACATGACTTTAAAAAAGCTATTGATCATATAAATAGTTGTGATTACCTTGCATTTGATACTGAGACTACAGGACTTAATGTAAGAAAAGATAAAGTAATAGGATATTCTTTTTCTGGAGAAATAGGAAAAGGATATTATATGCCTTTATACTACTATGACGTTGATTCACAGGAATTAAAAAAACATCCCATAAATAATTCAGTAGACCATTTTATTTTGCTACATGAATTAGCTTCAAAAGACTTATTAATGTGGAACGCTAGTTATGATATTCGTATTGTAAAGAATGATTTAGGACTAGATCTTACTAATTCCCTTTTAGCAGATATAATGTTAATGAAACATACGGTCCAGGAAGAAGGTAACTTTAGACTAAAAGACGTAGCTATTGAGTACCAAGAGCAGATAGGTCTTGATATGGAAAAAGAAGCTAACGAAGAACAATTAGCACTAAAATCTAGTATAGAGAAAAATGGTGGAAGTTCTACTAAAACTAACTATGAACTATATAAAGCCGATTTATATGATATTGGTATTTATGCCTGTGCCGATGTTGATCTGACTTTAAGACTGGGTGAGTTGTTTGCTGATAAACTAGCTGAAGAGGGACTTGAAGAGTTATTTTATGATAAAGAAGTAATGCCTTTGTATAAAGAAGTTACTATTAAAATGGAAGAAAAAGGAATAGCTCTTGATCTAGATCTTATTAATTATACCCAAAAAGGTATAATAAAAGATATGTTAAAGCTTGAAAAAGAAGTAATTGATGACATAATGAATACAGATGCAGGGCAGTCATGGTTAAATTGGTACTTAAATGAAAAGTACCCTGTTAACAACAAAGGAAAGTTTGGACAATATGTTTGTGAATATTTTGACTTAAACATACCTAAAACTAAATCTGGAAAGTATAGTCTAACAGAAAAATCTATAAAACAAGAAAGACCTTGTATAGCTACTGGTTTTTTACTAGGTAATTCTGAATTAAAAGCAGAAGATATTTATAATATCCAATACCAAATGCATCTTGATAAAGAGGGTAAATTATTAAACATAAGTTCTAAAAAACAACTAGCAGAAATAGTATTTGATTTTATGAACATAGAACCTGTATCTAAAACTGATAAAGGATCTCCTCAGTTTAATGATATTATGATACAAAAGCTGGAAGAATTGGAACTTGAGTGGGCTAGAAAGTTAGGTAACTATAATAAACTTGTTAAAATAAAAGGTGCTTATATTGATAGGTTTTTAGATGCTCAAGAAGATGGTATATTTTACCCTAGTTTCTTTCAACATAGAACTATAAGTGGAAGATATGGAAGCGATATGCAGCAGCTAAATAGACCTAAAGAAGAAGGGGAACTTGACCCATTAGTTTTAAAATATAACAATATTATCAGAAAGTTTTTTATTTCTGGAGATGGAAGATCTTTTATAGACAATGACTACGAATCTTTAGAACCGCATGTTTTTGCTCATGTTTCTGGAGATGAAGGATTAAGGGATATATTTAGAAAAGGACATGACTTTTATTCTACTATTGCCATTGCTACAGAAGGGCTTACTGGAGTTAGTGCTGATAAAAAAGCTGATAATTATTTAGGTAAAGTGGATAAACCTTTACGTCAAAAAGCCAAGGCTTATTCTTTAGGAGTACCTTATGGAATGAAAGGCTTTGCTCTAGGTAAAACTTTAGGGATTGATACAGAAGAAGCTGAAGAACTTATAGAGGGCTATTTATCGGGATTTCCAGATTTAAGAAAGTGGATGGATAATTCTGAAGATATGGCGAGACATTTAGGATATGTTCAATCAGAAGTGGGGAGAAAAAGACATCTAGATAAAGTAAAATATTTGTATAAAATCCATGGTGATAAGTTATTGGATTTTAAATATAGAAATAAAATATCTAAAAAGTATGGAAAAGAAGAAGTTTATTGTATGTATAAAGATTATAAAAATGGTCTTAATAATGCTAAAAACTTCCAAATACAAAGCCTTTCTGCTAGTATAGTTAATATGGCGGCTATTGAAATAAATAGAGAGCTTATTAAAAAAGGTATTAATGGATGGGTATCTTTACAAATTCATGATCAATTAGTAGTAAACGTACCTGTAGAAAAAGAAGAAGAGTGTAGATTATTAGTTCAAGAAATTATGGAAAGTAATTATAAGCTAAGTTTAGAGTTAAAAGCTCCTGCAGAAATAGCAAAAAATTTAGCAGATGGACATTAAAGGAGATGGTATGTTTTTAATATTATTTATTACAATAGTAGCAATTGGAGAAGATTCTAATTGGAGATTTAAAACAAAGACTAAAGTGTTCTATGAACAGACTGTTCATGAGACTATAAGAGATACTTTAAGAAGAAGTATGTAGGATATAAAATGAATGTAAACTTACCTCCTATTGGAGTATATGTAAGAAATAAATTTACTCACTTTGAAGATGATCCAGAATATAATGGCAAAACCTGGGGAAGATTAATCGGAGTTAGATCTTTACAGAATCAAGCTATGCAATTTCAAGTATTGTTAGAAACTGGTGCTTTGTTTACAGGACTTCCAGCACATGCTATTTGCTTTGAAGAAGATGCTCCAAATAGAGAGTTAATAGATTGTCAAATGTGGGATAGTATTAGTTCTGAAATACAAATTATACAATTTGACACTTTGTTATATATGCCGTGTAGTTTAAAATTAGACTCTGGAGAGTTGATAAAAGGGGAGTATTTATTTACTATTGACCATATAGGAAATCAAGACTTGAGTAGAGATCCTACAGAATGGAAAATGTTTCATGTTATAAAGTCTGAAGAAGGTAATATACACTTATATCCTCAATATAGAATACAATTTTTAGATAATGCTTTATGTTCTAAAAATGGAATATCTTTACCAAAATATAAATATAATGAAATAATTTGGAGATTAGGCTCATAATATGAAGTTATATATTTATAGTTTATTTTCTTTTATGAGCTTTTTACGTGGGCTTTATTTAGACGATGATAAAATTATAATTTGTAGCTTGTTAGTTTTAGTTACTTGTGTTATATTTTTATTAGAAAAACAAAAGGGAAAATAAATGGCTTATTTTTATTGTACCTGTTTAAATAATAAAGAAAATGATAGGAGAGTAAAAGAAGGTAGGACTTCCTATAGACTAGTAATTGTTGACAAAAATGAAATCTGTACAAATTGTGGGCACCATGCAGTAGCTTGTAAAAGATTACTGGTCCATAGCAACGACTTATACTACTACTTAGTGGGAGATTTTGTAAAAGAAAAAGTAGGTAATGTAAAAGGCGGGCTTTCTATAAAATCACAAAAACAATGTCTAAAGAGGGCTAGTTGATATATACAAATAAAATAAAAATGGCAATATGGATGTTTAATGAGTTAATAGAAAAATACCCAGAATTATATAAAATACTCAAGCAAGAGTATATAAAATCTAATAAACTAAACTAAGGAAAAAATATGATACTTTACTTAACATCTTTTTTAATATCCCTTTACACTTTTTTAATAGGATTTAACGAAGCTTTACAAAATGGACTAACTATAAAAGCTGTTTCTTTTTTGTTAATTACTCCATTACTTAGTTTTTTTTCTACGTCTATATATTTAATAAAATCAAGGGATTGAAAATGAGAAAGGAAGATAAATTAGGATACTTGTTTCTTTTTGCTGGACTTTATGTAGGATTTGTATTAAACTATCTACAAGATGGAGTATTTCTTCAGGGTATGGCCCTAGGATGTTTTGCTAGAAGTGCATACTTACAGATAAAAGAAAAAGGTAATAAAAAATGAACAAAAAGTTTTTGTCATATGAAGAAGCTAAAAAAGAGTTAAGAAAACTAGAGCAGACTCAGTTAGGACTAAAGCAAGCTAGGAGATTAGCAACTTTTGTTTCCGAAGAAGCTATGTTTTCTTCTAAACTTGAAGAAAATACTAAAAAAATAAATAAAGTACTAAACATAATTCAATTACATAAAGAACTTAGAAAATTATTTTATGAAAAGTCTTTATTAGAAAAGAAACCCAAAGGATAGTGTATGGATGTTATAGTAGCAATTCCTGCAGTAATTATACTCATACTTATGATTATGTTAAAAAATACTTTGCAAAAATTGACATCCCTAGAAATAGAACTTGATGTTAAAAAAAGTCACTATAGAAGGCTTTTAAAAGGTACTTTAAAATATATGACAGCTAATACCCCTATTAGAAAAGAAATAGAAAAAGAGTTAAATAGAGGTTAATTTATGGAAATTTTAATAGGAATTATTTTATTTATTAGTTGTGGCTTTCTTTTGTACTCAATATCTTATTTAAAAAGAAAAATAAGAATATCTAATGAAAAGTATAAAGAAGCTCTAGATAAGAAGGGAACTCTTATAGAAGAATATTCTGCTCAAGATAAGGATTTGAAAAATCAAATAGATGTATTAAATTCTGACATAGAAAATTTAAGAAAAGCCATAGAAGAAAGAGATGATTTAATAAAAGTAATGCATGAATCTTTAGATAAAAAGACACAATTAAATAAAGAAACTATGGCTTATTTGGATCAATTTTTTAATAATGGTATCTTTTATGACCAAGAAAACGACACCATGGTTCTTATTTCAAATCTGATTAGAGTAGAAGATTTTGAAACCAAAGAGGTAGTAAATGATAGTCCAGAAGCAAAGGACGAAGAATTATGATATTAAAAATAATAAACTTTATAAAAAATTTACTAGGTTTTAATAAAAAAGTAGATACTAAAGAGAAGTTTTTAAAAGAACAAATTGAAAAAACTGAAAAAAAACTAGAAGAGATAGAAAATGAAAAAATTTCTGATAATGATATTGTTGATCACTTCAACACTAAGTAATGCCCAAGATGCAGTAATAGTAGAAAAGGACACTCCTGCCCCT